CTATTGACATTTCTTAGCTGGACTTTCGGGTTGTTTCCTGCCTTTATCATACTGGCTTATAGTGTCCCTTGCAAATGTGCGGTTCTGACATTTTGCTTCGATTTGCACATTTCGGACTGCCGCAGAGATTTCCCTTAACGCCATCTCGGAAATGTCACTTGTGGCGATGCCGATGGCGTTCAATGTCTGGGGCGTGTTAAAATTTATAATCTCCGCAAAATCCTCACGCTCAAAATACCCGTCCGCATCCAGTCCGCAGCGGCTCAACAGCATATAAGCGACGCTGTTTGCGGCAAGCCGTCTGTAAATCACTTCTATATTATAGTCGTCCAGCTCCTCCAAAAAGCTGTCTTTCATGCAGTCCTTTAGCTGTGAGAGGTAATCGGGTAAATTGTCCTCCACGGCGTTCTCCGCCGTTCCCATTAAAAAGGTGGCAAAGTCGCCGCCCTCCGTGCCGCCGAACCTGCCCGCAAGCCGTTCCATGACAGGCTGCTCGTACCGCTTATCCATCTGCCATATCGGGACGGGTCGGCTGCCATAATAGCCCTCATGGGTGTCGGAAACGTCAAAATAATATTTCAGCGTGTTCCTGTGTCCTTTCGGGTCAAAGACCGCTATGCCCTTGCTGTCCTTATTTACCCACCTTTTAAAAAGCCTGTTCCATGTGCCAATCTCGGCGACTGCCGTAGCGTCGGGACGTTGGGCGTAGATTAAGAGCTGCTTGTCAAAGCGGCACTTGTAATTGCGGCAGGCAGAGGATAAAAAGCCCTGCCAAGCCTGCGGGTTTCTCGTGACGTCCCTCCCCGTGCGGCGGTACAGCTCCGTGATAAGCTGGTACTTTGCAGCCATAGGCTCACACCTCCTTATCGTTCCAAATCTTTATTTTTCTGCTTCTTATCATATTCCCCGCACCTCTCAGCGATTTCGGAATACATCTTTTCCCTCATGTCCCGCTCATAGGCTCGGTATTCCTTTGCCTTTTCCGTGGGCTTGTACCAGACGCTTTTCTGGTCAGCTTCGTCCATCTGCCCATAGCAATCGTCTATTTTATCCATATATTTCTGATAGATGGCACGGGCGGCAGGGGCGTCCTTTGCGTAGCGGTAGCGTTCAAGGCTCTTATGCGAACCACGAAGCTCGGCATACTCATAGAGCATACGGATGACCTCACGGTCAAGCCCTTTCTGCCCCTCGGCGGCATAGATTTCCGACAAGCCCTTGCACCTCCATGAATGGTAGGGAGAGGTGTCATTCGAGCTGTGGGAAGATACATACACGCCGTCTTTCTTTACTGTGATACGGTTGATAAGCTCGGTACTCAATCCCTATCACCGCCCGATAAAACAGTCTGTTCCATAAAAATATCAATCCTCCTGTTGTCCATGCCCCGCCTTTAAGCAGGGGCATAGCTGATTCTGTTTTGTTCCATCCTCTGTGCAAACTCCCGAACGGCACACCTTACGCCGTCAATCTCTGCATGGGTTTCGTCCAGATAGCGGCAGACGGCAAAATAATCCTCCCCGTTCCCATAAAACATACGGATGATGTCGCCATCGGGGACAGAAAAAAGCGTCCTGCCTTTGCTGTCCGTCATGCAGACCTGCCTTGCTGCGTTCACTCCGTGCCACCTCCCAGAAATGAGATGACCCTGTTCCCCTTGATGCTTTTTTGCAGCTCGTTGATGAGCGTGATGTCCGCCACCGTGATTCCCTGCATGGAGAGAATGTCGTCCATCGTCATGGCGGCGATAGCTTTTTCTTCGGTAAAGCCCGCTTCAAATATCTTATTTAGAACCTTAACGGCTTTCTGGTTGACTGCCATATCCCATACCTCCTATCGCTCATGGTCTTTGTGCTTCGGGGCTTTCTGTGCGGACGGCGGCTCTTGCGGCTTCGGTTCGCAGCTATGCCCGTTCCTTTCCATACGCTCGGCAAACTCGCAGATGTGGTAGAGGTTGCTGCCCACCTCGGTATGGTATTCGTCAATGAAACGGCAGCTTTTTTCCGCCTTTTCTCCCCAATCATAAGTGATAATGATTTTCCCGCCGTCTGGGATGCGGAACAGCTCTTTGTAATGGGGGTCAATAAAGCGGATTCCCTGTTCTGCTCTGGATATATGCCTGTCGAGCCATTCTTTCACATAGCAGTAGCAGTAAAAATTGTAATCGCCCTTTGTGGGGTTGCAGCGGAGCAGGAAAGCGTGCTTGTCGATGTCCACACGGAAACCGTACTCAGTACAGTAGTTCCCCATAAAGGCGGCATCAGGGGATTGCCTTGCAGCCGACGACATATCACGGCGGCTGTGCAGAAGCCCCTTATCTTCACGCAGGGCATTGATTACATCGTCAAGCCCCGACTTAAATTCATCGGTTTTCCACTGTTCCCTCGTATCAGACCAATCGGTATGAAACTCGTTCCCAGAGTCGCCAAAGTCCCCACGGAGATGCCCAATGCATCCCGTCTGCCCCTCAAGCTGCATACTCTGGGCGTAGGTGTATTTCTGTTCGGATTGCGTTAAAGCCCGTACCTCCATCAGCGTTCCTCCCTGCTCTTTGATTTCTTCGCCTTTTCCTGCGATTGGATTTTTGCGAGGGCTTCTTTTGCCCAGACGGGCATCTTCTCTGGCTTGATTTCCCCAAGCACGTCGCACCGTTCCCATCGGGCGTGCTTTCCGTCCGCAAGGGAAGTGCCGAACACCGCCTGCCCTCTGCCGCCCAACGCACCGTGACCGCCGTCCGCCAGTACAAGCTGGTAGGCAGAATGCCTGTACTCATGGCGGTTGACCTCGGCATTGATGACAACGACCTTTCCCACAATGCTGCCGCATTTGTCGTCTGGGATGCAGTCGTCTATGGTAAACGGGGTCATGTCAAACTTGAACTGTTCCTGCTCGACTCTTACACTTTCTATCTGTTCCTGCACCCTGTCGGTAAACATCTGCATGGCTTCCAGATAGTCGTCAGAGCCGACCGCATCCGTTACCCATTCTGCGGACAGCGGGTTTTCGTAAGTGCAGCAGCAGACAAGATACGGGTATTCCTCTTTCTCATCTATGCCGAACACGACTTCCTTTTTTCCGATGTGGATGCTCTGCGTGACCTCATAGGAGCTAATCATCCGTTTTTCTTCATTCTCCATCGGGGTTCTCCTTTCTTTGCTTTTTCTCCCTCTGCTCATCTAAAATCTTTTGGATGCAGACATCGCAGAAAATAGTACGGCTGTCCTTATATCGGGGATAAGGACAGGTCGTGCAGTCATATTTCTTATGGTTTTCATTGCTGCTCATGCTACCGCTCACGCCCATCGTGCTGCTTCACTTTTTTATCTGGCTGTTGATTGTATGGCATCTGGCACTCTGACTGGTAGCGTTCGTTCAGCTTCTCCCTCGCCGCTTCAAGGGTATTGCAGTAACAGCCCCAGTAATAGTTGTCGCCGCCCTTGCAGTACCAGCATACATACGGGTTCGGGGCTTTCGGGTGATGCCCGATGACAAGCTCCGTGTTCCCGATTGTGCAACTCTCTATGATTTCATAGCCCTGATTGGAGCGTGTTTCACCGTCCATAGGCGTTCCTCCTCTCTTTCAATTTTTTACTCACTTCAAGATTCTTTGGCATATCTGCGGTATGCCTTTTCCCCTTTGGCTCTGATTTTCTGCATCCGCACACTCCCTAAAAGTTCTGGGCATTTCTCCTGCAATTTGCGGCGTGTCCTGCCCACGCTCTCAAAGCTCGGCAAGCCAAGCTCCTTATGGTTCAAAAGTATCTGGGCAAGCGGCATATTTCCCGCATCTTTCAGATAAAGGTTGCAGAGGGCAAGGTACAGCACCATGTCGTCGTTTCTGGCGTCCTCATTCTCTTGCAGGACGGCTCTGACTTTGCCCTCAATGGTTTTCAGACTGTCCATAAATTCCTCCGTTCCGTGTGTTTCTTTGCACAAACATCCTTTATAAATGGAAAGAGAGCGGTATTTTTCAACCACCCCAATCCACATCAATCTGTCTTAATTTATTTCTTCCTGTTACGGATTTTCAGCCATACCGCCGCACTTACCATGAATACGGCAAGAATGGCTGCAATGATTGTCTTTCCCCTCATCCTGCTTAGTCCTCCTTTTTCTTTCTTCCGCACTGGCAGCCTGCAAACCCGAAGATTCCCGCACCGGCTGTAAATGCCGCCGCAAGGCTCACCCACAAGCCGAGATTAAAATCGTCGCCTGTTTTCGGGGTGTCACGCAGTTCGTTGTGCATGGTTACGGTTGCTGTTTCATCTGTCTTAATGGTCACTTTCTGGTCGGCGGGCAGGATATAGCCAGAGGATGCCTTGTCGCTGACCTCGGACACGGTGTACTCGCCGATACGCAAGCCGTCAACTACGATTTCGCCGTTCTTGTCCGTCTTGAATGTCTGGTCGTAATCTTTGCCGATGACACGGAAAGAGAATCCCTCCACTTTTCCGTCAGAGGAAGTCTTGACGATTTTAAGGCTTCCTTTCTGTGCTTCATTTAAAAATCCTTTGCCCGCTTCATTCTCCACGTTGTAGGTCTTGCCGTTTTCCTCAATGGATACGGGATAAACATTCTCGTCCAGAACAAAGCCTGTCGGGGCGGTTTTCTCACTGACAAGGTACTTGCCGTATCTGAGGTCGTTCATCTGGTAAACGCCTTTTTCTACCTCTCCCATCTCGCCGAGCAGTTCATCCTTTTTATTCAATTTCCCGTCGCCGTCCGTATCAGCGTAAACCTCAAATACCGCACCTGTGAGCTTGTTGTCTGGGTAGTCCTTGTCTACTTTCGTCAGAGCGATGTTGCCCATAATAAAGTAGTTGACAAGCTCTATCTCCACAACTTCATCAACCTCGCTGATTGTCACGCTGATTTCTTCCTCGGAGAGTACATATCCTTTCGGGCTTTCGATTTCACGGATTATCCATATGCCATACGGAACTTTATCAAAAGAAAAACTGCCGTCATCCTCGGATGTGGCAGTGGCAATCGCATTTTCCTTTGTATATTCTGTTGTCCCCGTCTGAAAGATGCCGATGAACGCACCGCCTAAATCCTCGCCATCCTCGTTGGACTTTTTGCCGCTGACAGAGCCGTAAATCAGTTCGTTTTCAATGGCTTCTCCCTCGTTTGCCGTGATATTCACGACGGCTGTTTCCTGCCCTGCGTACTCAAAATCAACAGGGTACTTCTCGTCGCTGACAAGGTAAGCGACATTTGTTGATATTTCCTGCACATAATAGCTGCCTATCGGCAGGTCGCTGACTGCCTTTCCGTGACCGTTCTCGTCAAGGAAAATAACTTCAATCAATCCATCGACAGGGATAACAGAGCCGTCGGCGGCGGTCAGCTCCTCGGCGGCATACAGACCGAACGTAACGTCTTTGATTTCGCCGTTGCTGCCCACGCCGTATGCTTCATCAACCTCAAGGCTCTTGTTTAAATCAATTTCTACACGCTGACGCTCGTTGTAAAACTCCGTGCCTGTTTCCGTCACTTCGATTTCCTGCCCCGCATACACAAGCTCAACCGCATGGATTTCATCGTTTAATACCATGCCATACGGGGCGGTCACTTCCTTTACCCCATACTTTCCGAGATAAAGCTCTTTGCTTTCCGCCGTGCCATCTTCCCCTGTGGTAAGCGTATCCACGACCTCGCCTTTCTCGGCTCTGACCGTTCCGTCCGTTGTAATAATGTCCTCGGCTGCGGTAATCTCGTAAACTGCACCCTCTAAATTATCCACGGCAAAAATCGGCTGGTACAGCCCCTTGTTTCCCGATACCCTGCTGAATACCTCCCCAGACTTGGATACTGTAATCTTGCCTTTCTGTGCCACGTTGGAGCGTTCTACCTTGACAATAGTGATTCCGCTTTCCTCCTCGGAGTTTTCCTGCCCCACGTCAAAATAAACTGGCTCGGAATCCAGAACATAGCCGTATGGGGCTTGCACTTCCACAAGCGAATAGCCCTTGCCGTATTCTAAGGTCTGCGGCGTGATAAGCCCGCCGTCCGCCGTGGTGTAGAACGTGTCAATCTCCGTCACTTCGGGATAAGTGAATTTCATTGTTACAAGGTTTCCCTCTGGGTCGTAAATCTGGAAGCCTGCGCCCGCATACGGGATAACCCTGCCTGTTTCTATATCCTTTTTCACAATCTTGATATAGCTCTCAAAGTTGGCGTTGTTGATAAGGTAGCGGTAAGTCTGGCTGTCCTTGCAGATGAACACGTCAAAGTCTTTCATCAGCTCACGCCCATCCCATCCAGAGGTCTGGTGAACCGTATAGATGCCGTATGGCATATCCTTTGTCTGGGCAAATCCGTTCTCATCACAAATGAGCGTGTCACGTTCCGTTTCCTCCGCCGCATCAAAGCTGCCTGCGGATTTTAAATATACCTCAAAAACAGCCCCCTCCTCTGGCGTTTCAATCTGGGTTTCGCCGTTATCGGTATGCTTGATGATAGCGATATTTCCCTTAATGACCTGCTCGTTTACGTCATTCTTTGCAGAATTATATTCCACGGTGTAAAGCTGCGGCTCTACACCTACATGGTGGATTGTGGTGTCCAGAAGATAGCCCTCGGACGGGGTAATCTCACGGATGCTCCAGTCATCGCCGCAGATATAATATTTCGTTGTGAACTGCCCGTTTTCATCGGTGGTGTAAGTGTCAACCAGTTCCTCCCCTTTATAGATGCCGTAAACCGCACCTGCAAGGGAAGCGTCGCCCTGCGGCTTCTTTCCTGTTTCCACGTCGGTCTTTAATACCGTGACATTGAACTTCTTCAAAATGTTGTGGAAGCTGCGGTTTGTGACCTTTTTCCACTCAATCGGGGCTGTCTGGGATGCAGGCACAACGTAGCGGACTGCCGTATCCACTTCCTCAAGAGTATAAGGCGTGCTGCCGCTGATAAGGACGTTCTCAAACTTTGCCAATCCGTTCTTATCGGTTATGGCATATTCATCAATAGCCAAGCCGCTCAATGATGTTCCGTAAAGGTGGAACTTCACGCCCTCCACAAGATTATCCTCGGATGTTTTTACAACTTCCAGACTGCCACGTTTTAAAGTATTGCTGAATGTGACCGTAGAGGTTTTCCCTCCGATAATCGTCACGGTCTGGGTTTTCTGCGGCTCATAGCGGTCAATGGACTGCTCGGTAACGGTATAAGTGCCAGGGAATAAGCCCTCCACTGTGATATTTCCATTCTTGTCGGTTTTTACAGTCTTATTGAAGCCGTCACCTTTGATGGTAAAGGAAATCCCCACAACAACGCCGTCCTCAGAAGTTTTCTTTAAAGCTACTGTTCCTGTCGGGGTTTCCACGTTGATATATGCCATCATGGTATCTACGTTTTCCACGCCCGTAATGACGTCCTGCAAGTTGGGGTCGCCGTAAGCAATCATCATCGCCCCGCTGCTGACCGTTGGCGTGTTGTTCCTCGTTGCCGTAATCCTCGCCTTGCCGTCAATCGCCTTTTTTGACGTGATGGTGAGCTTGTTCCCAGATTTGGAAACTTTCACATTGCTGTCGGAACTGGTAAAGGAATACTCGGAAAGAGCATTATTCTTATCCGTCAATGTCAGACTGTACTTCCCGTCCTTATAGGCAAGCTCCTTTGTGATGTCTTTCTTGCCCGCCGACATGAAGCTTGGAATCGTGCTGTGCCTTGTCATCAGCGACACAATCTGGTCGTAAGCCGCCCTCGCCCCGCTGTTGGCATAGTTAGAGCCAAAGTGCAGGCTGTAAACGGTCGTGCTTGTCTGGCTGTACGGGCTTGTGGCGTTGCGGCATCCCGTAACAAACTCCCATACAAGGGTCTGGGTGGCAAGCCATTTCTCGTCATCGCTCCCAGATAAATTCCCGCTGTTGCCCTGATAGCCGTAGAGCAGGGCAAGCCCCACCGCCTTTTTCTGGTCTGCGGAGAGGGCGTTCCAAGCGTTGGAAGAAGCCTTTGCCAATGTGTTCCCCGTTTTCAGCGGCACGCCTGGCTGAAGGCAGAACGCCGTTTCCCCGTCCACATACATACGGTATTTGTATTCGCCTGTCCCTCCTGCGGTATGACCGCCAATGTTGGCACTGGAATTATATCTGATTGCGTTCCCTGCACCGTCATAGGTGTGGGTAAAGCTAATCGTGCCGATGTCGCCCGCCGCAAACGCTGTCGTGGCAGGGACGGCAGACAGTGCCGTGACCGCAACAAGGGCAAACGCCGCAGCCCTTTTGAATAATTTACGAATCTTCATTCATTACCTCCTGTTCGTTCTCATGTTGATAGTTGCTCATTGATTTGCTGACAGAAAAAGCTGCCCCTCTGGACAGCCTTTACGCCGAATAACTCATGACAATGCACAAGTCATTCGGCTGTCGTGGCAGTCGCCAAATGTCCGTGCAAGCACGTCCGATTGGCTCGTTGCCTACGCATATTTCTTTTCTCGGATAGTTACTGGCAGTATCTAGGGGGAGAGGTGTGGAGAGGGGGAAATTCAAAAAAATTTGCTATCCCCCAAAGGGCGGACTTCTCCCCAAGTGTGCGGTTATCTTTCCTGCCCCCGCTGCCTTTGCAGATGGCGGTTGTAAAACTCCAACGCCTTTACGACAAAATCCGTTTCCTGCCCTCTGGGGATGGATTTCGGTATGAGCTTGGTTATCCGCTCGTCCTTAAAGGCGGGCTTCTCTTTCTGGTTCGGCTTTTCCTCCTGCATGATGCTCTGGATAACCTCATCCGTGAGTTTTCCCTCCTGCATGAACTTTTTCATCTTGATAGCCTGTGCAAGAGAGGGCGTGGCATCATTGTAGCCCATTGCTTCAAGCAGGGTGTATTGCTGTTCCTCGGACAGATAGGAGATTTCCACCGCAGGGCGGAAAGCAATCTGGCGTTCATCAACCATTTGCAGGATTTCGGGTACAAGCTCGGTCAGACGGATATAGCGGAAAATCTGATTTTTACTTTCCCCGACTTTCTCAGCAAGTTCATCACTTGAAGTAGCAAATCCAAAATTATTACCCACTGGGGAATAATTATCTTTTGTGGGTCTGCCTGCCTGTCGCTTCATAGCTTCAAGCCGCATCTTATACGCAAAGGCTTTCTCACTCGGCAAGATAGTAGTCCTTTGGAGATTGCTCTCAACCATGACAATAATCGCTTCGTCACGGGTCAGCTCCTTGACCTCGCATTTGAGCGTTTCAAGCCCTGCAAGCTCGCAAGCCTTTTTCCTCCTGTGACCGCTGATAAGCTCATACCGCCCGTCCTCCTTTTGGCGGACTGTGGCAGGGGTCATTACGCCGCTCCGCCTTACGCTGTCCACAAGCTGCTCCATGTCCTCGTCCATTAAGACCTTGAACGGGTGGTCTGGGAACTCGTCAATCTCCGCAATCGGGATTTCCCTTATCCTGCTTAGATTCGCTTCCGCACGGCTCTCGTCCGTTTCAAAGAGGTCATCGTATGCGGTCAGCTCGATTTTGCTTTCTCTGTTTCTCGCCAAGCTCCGCCACCTCCTTTCCGAACTGCTCGTAAGCTGCGGCTACCTTGCCGCCTTTGTGGTAGGCAAAAATGCTCTTTCCCTCTGCTGTGGCTTCCACGGCACGGATGGAGTGGGGTATCTGAGTGTCAAATACCTTGATTCTCTGCCCATAGGCACTCTTAACCGTTGCCGTAATTTCCTTAGAGATGTTCGTGCGTGGCATTACCATCGTCATAAGGATGCCGTCAATCCGCAGGTGCGGGTTGATTTGCCGTTTGACTTTTGATACGGAGCGAAGCAACAGCTCTAAGCCTTTGGCGGAAAGATAATGGGGCTGTGTCGGGATAACCACGCTGTCAGCAGCCGCAAGCGCATTGATGGTCAGCATACCCAAGCTCGGCATACAATCCACGAGAACCGTGTCGTAATTCTTTTTTACTTCATTGATGCAGGTTTTCAGTACGCTTTCACGGCTTATGGCGTTAATCAGCCTTACTTCCAGCCCCGACAGCTCAATGTTGGACGGGAGCAGGTCAACGCCCTCGTCATGGTGCAGGATGCTTCTGGAAACATCGACGGGTTTGTCGTCAATAATGTCCTGCATGATAGTCGAGAGCGTATCGGGCAAGTCGTCTGGTCGGCTGTAACCGAGCGACATGGTTAAATTTGCCTGTGCATCGGCATCAATCAGCAGTACCTTTTTGCCCTGCTGTGCCAGAGCCACGCCCAGATTGACCGCCGTGGTGGTCTTTCCAACACCGCCTTTCTGGTTTGTTAAAGCGATTACTTTGCAATTTGACATAGGGTGCGTCCTCCTTTCGCATAGATTTAGCCACTTTGTCAAGGTGGCTATGTAAAGGATTTATGGCAATAAAAAAAGCCGACTGGCTGTTTTATTTGCTAAACTACACCAATCGGCTATGTAAAAGTCTATTCTGTTTTATTCTCTGCCTTATCTGCTCTTACATGATAAGGCTTTCATTATTCTCTCTGTATCCCATTTTTCTGGGAACAATACCGCCATAATATGAAACGCATCCATCAGTCCTGCAATATACGCATGAGTGCCGTACTCAAAATCCTGCTTTTCCCTGCAATCTATAAGACGTTGGCAAACTTCCCTTTGTTCCTCCGTCAAATCAAGCTGGTTAAAGGCATCCTCCGCATATCCCTCATCCTTACTGTCTTTTTGATAACTGGCGTCAGCCTGTAACAGTTTCAATACGGATTCGTCTTTTAATTTTTCTACTGCTATCTTCACCAGTTCTTTAAATTCCTTATCGCACATCACTTCCCCCTGCCAGTTCTACTCTTAATTTTTTTATAGGTGCATGGATAACCTTAAAAATAAGTTCGTCAACGCAGTCCGTATATCTGCCCTGCTGTATGAGCTGATTTTTCAGTTCCACAAGGCTATGCAGCAAAATACTTCGTTCCCCACTATCCACATACAAATGATTTTTCTTTTCTCTCATAATCAACACCAACCTTTTTTGATTTCATTATATAGACGAATGGCAGAATGTTCAAAGATGCAAATGAGCGAAAAAAATAAGCGTACCACTATTTCTAATGATACGCTCACGGTTTTAAATAACCTCAAAGTGTTTCAAAGCCTCCTTTATCGCTTCCGCTTTCTCCGCCGTCGGATGCTTCCTCGGCTGTTTCAATTCCTCTACCGCATTAGGGGCATCATACATCGGCAATCCTAACTCCCTTTTAACCTCTGCGATATATGCGGTATGTACTTTGAAGCCATACTTCGCTTCTATGTATTCCTTAATCATCTTATATGTAACTCGCTCTTTCGGTTTGTACGCTTCGGCTCTCTTGGCAATATTATCAAGCGGCACTTTTCCCTCACCCTCGCCAAACTCGACTTTTACGTTGATTACGCTGTCAGGTTTTTTGTGGGAAAGCATTACAACCGTCTCCACATGCCCCGAGACACCATTATGGATGTCACCTGTATGCGGAAACATATCCATAGTACATCTCCTACTAAACAGGTCTACTCGTTATCTGCGCTAATAATACGCAGTTCATCACATTCCGGATCATACTCGGCCACTTTAGTTTTCCCGATCAAATGCATATTTGATCGGGAATAATATTCGGCAAGACTCTCGTTTCTTTTCTCGTGATGAGAACGCAGCATGACTATGTACTTCTCATAGCTATCCGGCAAGAACGAAAGATAAAAAGCAGCCTCGTTTGTAAATCCTATCTTCGTGCTTGGTACATTTCCTGTTTCAGTCCAAGTGTACCTCTTGCACTCGATGGCTATCTTCTTATCCAAATTAACAATATCGATGCTTCTTTGCCGGATCGCCAATTGGTATCTTCGTCTCAAGCTCAAACCCAGGTCCATATTGCTTGTGAAACCAATCTCTAACCTGGCCTTGAAACATGGCACCATTTCTCGGATTATCTGAATTACTCATTGGCACGATCCTTAATCATATCAATTAGAAATTCGCTTGGATGTAATTCTTTAATGCGATGATTCTATCTTCGGTATCAATGCCATTGTCGTTCTGGGCAATGCTGATAGTATCTACTATTGTATCATCATCATTTTTCCTTCTCAAATACGAATTGTTAGTACAAATTATATGCTCGTCACCAAAGATCAATCTTTGACCCATATCATCTCTTGAGAGATGTGAATCAGAAGCAACCTTTAGGAATGGGATATATGTATTCTGCGACATCTGCGTTTTTGTCTGCATAACTGAGAACAAATATGGATTTGTTACAGCTGCGTTGTTTTGCATCTTTCCATATGAGCCTGGACGATATTCGCGGTACTTGATGTAATAGTATCTCAGCGGATAAAGGCTGTTGCTCTCACATTCCTGCAAATAATCGTCAGCAATCTTTTTCAGAATCTCATTTGAGAATTCCTCATTTGTAGCTAACAGCGAAATGAGAATGCTCTTTGTATTATCAAATCCGGAATTCGCACTCTTATGGAACAGCTCATTCCATGCAAACTGATATGTTGATCCGTACTGATAACGCCACTTGTTTCTCTCTACCTGGCCATAATCTCCAATTGCCATCATCGCGCAGTCTATCTTATCTAGGCTGCACTTAAACAGTGATTCAAATCTCTTTGTATAAGTAAGGTTCTCTAGACCAACGATGCTGATCTGACCATTGAGCAAAAAGTGATCTTCCAGTTCGAACATGGCATCTGCCATATCAGGATTAGACTCCAAGAATGTAATCTTCTCTTTTTCTTCTGAGAGCTGACTTACATTGAAGTTGTTCTCAATAGAATCATCAATGGCACCCGTAAGAATGATTGCATCTGCTTCAGCTAAAATAGCAGGCATTCTGTTTCGATCTGTTCTGTCACTGACCTCATCTTCGGAATTCTGAATCAAGTTATTTACAATACGAATTCTTCTTCTAAAGTCCACTTCCGTTACCTTATCAGTATTCTGCAGGTATGTAGTAATAGCATATAAAAGCACGATTCTGTTTAATGGAAACTGTCTGATACGGCCAGTCTTATCAGAATATGCATGTAAGCAATCTTCAAAGATGTTTAGGTTAAATCTGGACTCGACCAGAATCTTTCCATTCTCATGCTTATTTGCCATGAAGGACTTTAAAAAGTCTGTTGGTGAATCATAGTCCGGGATGTTACACCAGCAATCAAGGAAGCTCTCCATTGTTTCTATATTCTTAATCGCATCCGGACACTTTGCTGAGAAGTACTGCTGTAAGAGGTCAAACTCATCATTGCTTCTTCCAAGCGGTGATTCATCCTGGCGGTAGCAAATTACATCACAGATGAATTTGAAGTAACGCAGGAACTCATCGTCGATAATGTTATCGCCAGAAAAACTGCTACCGTTATTACGATATTCCCACAGAAGGTCTGTCCAATCACGGTCTATCTTGCCCATGATACGATTAGCTAGACTTTCATCCATGCTTCGTATTTCTCGCTCAAGCTCTGCCTTAAAATGCTCAAATAAAGTCAGTGGCTTACCACGAGAATTCATCTTAATGTAAAGCTCATCTGTAAGGCCCATATCCTTAATTGGAAGAAAATAGAATGTGATACATTTCTCTTTGAGCTTACCCCAAAGATTTGATACATTCCTAAACTTATTATCGATTGCATCAATCATTACGAGCATAGAACTGATTGTAGGATCATTCTCCCAATCAAGCGGGAACCACGCCTGATTCACAATTTCCTTCGAAATAGCACGCTTGAATTCCGGCTTATAATCAACAAGATCAATACAGAAGTAACGCGCACTGTATCTTGTCTCATAGCTGAATTTCTTCAGAAACTTATAATCTGCTTCAGGGATGTTGCCCTTCTTAGCAGCATACCAGTGAAGCAAGAATAAAGTGGTAAGACGCTGCTGACCATCAAGCGGTGTCATATTACCCTCATCATCGATATCACCATAAACAAAATCAAGTGTGATCGGCTTCTCTGTTACGGCTTTATATAAAGACTCAAGAAATCTACCTCTAACACGAATAACGTCAGAACCTCTTCTACCCTGAACATAGTCTCTCTGTATGATCGGAATAATGATCTTTTTCAGCTGTACTGCTTCCTGATCTTCTCCAAATGTTGTATCAAAAATATCAATAAAGGAGTGAAGTGTTGTAGCCATATTATTCTTCCTCCTTTTCCAGAATAATTGGATCTTCAAGGTAATTTACCAATGTGGTATTCATTGCATCCACATACGCTACTCTATCTGCATGGCTCCAGAAATGAAGCTGGTTGTCAGCGGATGAAGTATAATACTTCAAAAATACCATTCTTGTACAGAAGGGAATATACTGACCGGCCTTATCCATCTTAATGATTTCATTTCGCTTTACATCAAAGGTCGAGTTATTTAATGCAGCATTGTCTGTTGAACTCAGCAAAGCCATGTTAGCAATCGAGTGTAGATATTCTGTATTTCCTTTTACAGACAACAGATCAACCACCTTTTGCTGGATAGCATCGAATTCCTGACGCTCAAGCTTATCCTTTGCAATAGCGCTGTTCATTAGTTCAATCAGTTCATCAGCATCATCGCTTACCGATTTTACAGATGGAATATGTAGTGTAAGCCACTCTTTCCACATTTCCTGTGTTCTTAAACCTTCTGACTGCTGCGCGTGTATGTGCTCAAGGCTCCATGTTACTTTTCCACCCTTGCCAAACTTATACTTATCAAATGGAAACCACTGTGAATGCTCACCATTCCTACGAACGGATTCGACGTTAAATAAGAAAAGCAATGTTGTAATTTTCTTCTGATCCGATGGCTTTTCATAGCTCAAATCCGAATAGTTACCCTTAATTTTGATGCTGTCTCTGATAAAGCCGTCAAGTGAATCCCTAAAGTCATCCTTGGTTTTGTCCTTTGATAGGTCAAAAATCTTCTGCAGAGTAAGTGTGCCAGAAGCAATAAGATAACCGATTTTGTGGTAAAGCTCGTGGTTTCCGTGCCAATCCTTCAACACTAAGAATGTCTGCTGAATGCTACGCCAGATACTATCAAGTGTCTTTGTCTGACGTATCTCATCGAATTTGAAGAAGGTATAGTACTTCTCTCTGTTGTTAGCAGACTTGCCAGAAATAAGATCCAGGACAAGATCAATTCTTGTCTGGTAGTCTGCATTCGTTTTATTCGTCAGGAAATACCACAAAGAATTGTTATGCAGTTCTCTCTCCATGTTGTCCCACTGAAGGGATATCTCTTCCTGCTTTTCCTTATCAACATCTTCATCGGTATCTTTGCTGAGGAACATAGCCTTTACAAGTTCAGCGTTTGTAAGCGGAATCTTACCGATGTTTAGTCGGGTAAATAAGCCAATGGCATCCTCAGACTCACCAACTTCATACCAGATGATTTTTACAATTTCATCAAAGTACTTGTTTACGTTTGTGAGTGTCGATTTTCTATCTCTTTCGGAGAACCATTTCTTAATGCTTTCATAGGCTACACAAAGAAACCAGAAATCAATATTCTCCTCTTTGCGGGACTCATCGATTGATTTTAAAAAATCCTCTGATTTCTCTCTAGTTTCATAGGAAAGAGTAAACCTTGGCTCATCAATGAAGCCGAAGCTTTCTTCATTCATAAAGCGATAGATAAGATAAATCGTTGTTAGACGCTGCTGTCCATCGATTAGCTCATACCTATCACTATTTTTTCTTACTACAACTGGCTGAAGACAATAATTCCTTTTGCCCTCAGTAGAATAAATATCATCGAGTAAACGAACTACTTCCGTCTCACCCCAACGATATCCACGCTGATATGATGGAATATAGAAGTCTCCCTTTATATCCCCGACCAGCTTTGTATCGAGTTTGATTTCGCTATTCATATGGTTACACTTCCTTTTCTATTTGCCTGACATCTGATAAATTGGAACAAAAAACTGTGTTTCTACGCCCAGAAATTTGGCAAATTCTGTATCTATTGCTTTCATCTCTTGTATCCTTACATTGATCTATTTAAAACATATTTGTATGAATCAATCCGGAATATTGATATCATAAGCTACTTCTTAGGCAGGATGTCAACTCCTGCATATACAAGCATTTTCCTTATATCTTCATACATATCGATGATGTTATTTTCTGTTTCCATATTCTCTGCATATCGTGTATAATAAACGGCATCTTTCATTTTGACCTGGTTGGGATCAGAACGAGTAATTTGAAAACCAGTGATGCACTTAGATCCAAACCTCACCCAATCATGTTCTCCCTCATAATTCCCATTCATAACATTTTCAGGAAGCTTGAGAATCGTTAGTTTTTTCTCCTGGAGGTATGACTCAATTTCAGCAACAGCTTCCTGCGAAATGTAAAACCGTTTCACCCTATCAGGGTAAAGGAACGCCACAAGCAAATGCTCCTCTAACACCTCCCCACTTCGTAAAACAGTAACCCCTCTGCCTCCGTCTTTTCCAAAGTCACCTATCAGTTGTCTTGCCTGAAACTGAAAGAGAACATCAGATTCAGCATATTCGCCTTCATATTTTTCACCGCCGTCTCCAAACCCGAAACGCCAGCAGTCATCCCTGCCAAACGGAATTCCCGTCCGTTGCGCAAGGGTCTTTACCTCAGCTTTAATAGGAGGGCCTGCCATTTTATCCAACTCCTCCCGGCGCTTTTCAAACATAAGATGGGCATAAGGGCTCTTATATTTCTCCTGGAACAGTTTTTCCATTTGCAGATACTCATCCATATCTATAATGCCTTCCACGAGCATTTTTTTCATTAAATGGATTGTCATTCCGTAATTCAGGATTACTTTAAACTCTTCCTCTGTGAAATAACCGGAACTATCCGTAGTCTTGCTGCTACTACTGGTAAGAGCAGTTGGTGCTGCTAAATTTTCAACAATATCTGTATTTGAATCCTCTAGTGATAATACTGCACTACTGCTTGATACTACTGCATCTTTTTTCGGATGTTTTTTCTTAACATTCCTATCCGCGGATGGTGATTTTGGGCCTTTCATATTTTCAAAAGTGCCGGAATCGGCATATGCTTTTTCTGCCGACACATCTGCTTTCTTTTCAGAAAACCTATCCTTAATATAGCAGTTGTGCGAACAGTATTTATGTTTCTGCCCACCATGAACCTGAAATGCTTTACCACAAAAAGCGCAGTTTATTGTCCGATTGGATTTGTGTCTAATCTGTTCTGGATGGGCCGCCCACCACTTACTCCTGCATGCATCGCTGCAAAATTTCTTCTTTTTTCTTCCTGGTGCCTGTGCAACCTCTTTTCCACATTGTAAGCATAGGTTTTTCTCTGTTGTGGCAACTTCTGTAAAATCTGACTGTTCCGTGGTAATAGCCGACTTCTCCTGCTCGGCAATAAGCCTTACGATCACCTTCATAGGGCAGCCGCAATGAGGACAGCTTTCCGCATATTTACTGATTTTTACTTTGCACTCAGGGCAAACTATCAATGCCATTTTTCTTCGTTCCTTGACTTGTATTTTATCCTCACTTAGTTCTTTCCCCTTCCATTGTCAGCTTCTCACCGCTGGAGAGGATGAAAGCCTGCTCAAACTTTACACCAAGAGCATCTGCTATACGATTAAGTTCCTCTGTACCAAGTGTCTCATTCCTAAGTTTTTTATACAGATTTTGTCGGGATTGACCCGTTCTTCTGGCCAGTTCAGCAAGGCTTATATTCTGATCTTCGCAGAGTTTCTTTACAATATCTGATGTGTTCATAATGATCCTCCGTAATAGCACGCTTCTATTGTAAACCTTTTAGTTACCTTTTTCAATGCCTGTTACTCTGAATTTATATTTCCGAAACAGAAAAGCCCGCAACCCTTTAAAAGATTGCGGACCAAACTGCTCTTTATTCCATTATGTTTCCACATCAATTTCCAGGCCAGATTTGAATTCTACAATTAGCTTCTCATCGCAGACTGTGATTTTCTCAATCAGCCGTCTGACCAGAGTTTCCGAGTATTCTGTAAGTATCTCTGTCTGTTCGTCAAGGAATGAAGCAAGGTCATCGACACGCTCCTTCAGTTCCGTGTTCTTCGCCGCCTCGGTAAGGATAGCCTGCCGCTGTTCCCGGAGGCTGATGATGGCATCCCCAATCTCATCGATCCTGCCCTGATCCTTCCCAGCATCGAGCAGCTCTACCTGTTTCTCCCGTATGGCAGCATCGACTGCCGCCAGCCTTTCTTCTGTATCGCTTTCAAGAACCTCCCGGATGTTTTGTTGCAGAGCAGGGAGAATGTTGTTTTTCTGTGACCAGGCATCGTTGATCGCTGTGACAACCGCAGCATGCAGTTCCTCTTCCCGAATCGTCCTTGCCGGACAGTCAATCCCACTGCTCTTTTTAAGGACCCGACTTACACACCGCCAGACGGTAGATTTGCATCCTCGGTTATTCCACTTGACCCTGCGAAAGATATCGCCGCAGTGACCGCAGAACACGATGCTTGATAAAGCGTACCGGGAACTGTAGACCCGTTTCTTTCCGTCTGTCAGGATGTTCGCCCGCCGGACAATTTCTGCCTGGACTCGAAGGAATATATCCTTATCGATGATCGCTTCGTGACTTCCCTCCACATAGTATTTCGGTGCGAGGCCATTATTGGCTACCCGTTTCTTTTCCAGTGTATTCACCGTATAAGTCTTCTGCAGGAGAGCATCACCAATATATTTTTCGTTAGTCAAAATCTGTTTAATATTGCTTTCATGCCACTTGGCGTTACCCGCCCCATTTAAGATACCGTCCGCCTCAAGGCTGCGCTTAATCTGAAGAAAGCTCCTGCCATCCATGTACTCAGCGTAGATACGCCGAACAATCCCAGCCTCTTCCGGCACGATAATGAGTTTCCCGTCTTCATCCTTGGTATAGCCAAGGAACCTGTTGTGGTTGACCTGAACTTTGCCCTGCTGATTGCGAAACTGGATGCCAAGCCGGACGTTCGCTGACAGGGATTCAGATTCCTGCTGGGCAAGTGCCGCCATAATTGTCATGAGAACTTCGCCTTTGGCATCCAAGGTATTGATATTCTCCTTCTCAAAGAAAACGGCAATGTTCATCCCTTTCAGTTCCCGTGTATATTTCAGGCAGTCTACCGTATTACGGGAGAACCGGCTGATGGACTTGGTCAATATCAGATCAATCTTCCCATCCCGGCAATCTTGTATCATCCGATTGAATGCCTCCCGCTTGGCCGTGTTAGTTGCGCTTATCCCATCGTCGGCATACACCTCGACCAGTTCCCATTCGAGATTGCTTTTGATGTAGGCCGTGTAATGTTCGACCTGCACTTCGTAGCTGGATTCCTGTTCTTCAAACTCCGTTGATACACGGCAATATGCCGCCACCCTGGTCTTCTGTACTTTCTCGGCAGGTTTCTGCGTACCGATGGTGCGTCTTGCAGGAATAACTGTAATGTTTTGTGCCAGTGCCATTATCCGCTCACCTCGCTTTTGATCTGGGTGTAGGCATATTCAGCCTGTCTGACCGGGTCGTCATATTTCAGTGTAATCTTAGGCGCGGAAAATTTTGTGAAGATCGTTCCCTCCGGTACGTCTTTCCCTTTTCGTCTGTCCCGTCCAAACGCCTTTTCCCGCCGGAGGCGTTCTGCTTCGACTTTTCGGACTGTCTCCTTTGCCAAGATCGGCGGATAAAAACTGTCACCGACGTATCGCTTGTTCAGCATCAGCCGTTTCACCCCGCAGTGACTCATGGCCAGCCCGACTGCTGCCGCCGCATTCTTAAAGGACATTCCAGAAAGATAGTTTTCGCATATCTGCCGGATATTGGCAGCCTGACCTTCGTTAATGACTGCTCTGCCGCCGATAATGTCATACCCGTATGGTGTGTGTTCCATCTTATATCCTTTCCCGGAATATAGGTCCGCATTTCATGGCGAATCCAACCTCCGTTCTTTCATAGATTACAATATGATCAACATGTTCTGTAAAAAGCGCCTCCTCATATCCAGTCAGCATCATACCCCTCGCCGTGTACTTGAGGAGTCGCGTCAAAGCCTCCTGTTGTTCATGACTGCCGCTGACCTTCGATTCCAAGGCATCCTGCTCCGCTGCGAGCCGCTCCGCTTCTTCCGTAAGGGCATCCCTTTCCTCCGCATAAACCGCCGGATCAAGCAGCCCCTTTGTAAAGAACTGATGAATCTGCTGCCTGCGCTCCTCGTTCTTTTCCAGAAGAGCCTCCAACTCATTCAGCCTATCCAGGAATCCTGCCTTTTGGTCTTCTTTCAGCATTTCCGCAAAAGGAAGAAGGATTCTGCTCCGCCCCCAAGTCACTTTGTTCATCATGGTCACAAAAGCTGCCTTTACCGGCTCCTCTGGAATCGACTTCATTCCGCAGGTGTTTTTGTCCCTCACATGAGTGTTGCAGGCGAAACCGAAGTGGTTATTCAGCTTGACCCGTTTCCAGGTGCCGCCGCACTCTCCGCAGATGATCCTGCCGGACATGGCATAACGGTTTTTGTACTTGTCCTCATCCTTTCGGATTCCTTTTTCCAGGCCGTTTGCCTCGATGATGGCGTTGGCCGCTTCAAAGTCCTCATGGCTTACAATCGGTTTGTGATGATCCCGCACATAATACCGGTTCTTTTCGCCACGGTTTATATGGCGGCTGAAACGGTCATCCGTATAGGTCTTCTGCAGGATCAAATCGCCCGTATATTTTTCATTTTTGACCATGCCGTTGATGGTATGCCCGGTCCATCTGCCGCCCCTCTTTGTAACGGTACCTCTTTTATTCAGTTCCCTTGCTACAGTTCCCGGTGACTTTCCGGACAGAATTGCGTCAAATATCCACCGCACCGTCTTTGCCTGTTCTTCATTTACTACCATCTGACCATCCACATTATCGTATCCGTATGGCGGATATCCGATCTTGAATGTACCATTTTGAAACCGTTTCTGGATGCTCCATTTATTGTTCTCCGCAATAGAATGTGATTCGCTCTCCGCAAGGCTTGAAAGAATGGAGAGCAGAAGTTCGCCCTCCATCTTGCCCGTATCAATATTTTCCTTTTCAAAAAAGATGTAAATCCCTTTTTCGCAGAGTTTCCTGACTGTTTCGATGCTGTCAACCGTATTGCGGGAAAACCGGCTGATGGACTTCACAATGATGTAATCGATTAGTCCTCTGTCGCAGTCATTAAGCATCCGATGCAGCCCTTCACGTCTGGCCATCGATGTTCCGGTGACACCTTCATCGTAATAAAGGCCCGCATATTCCCAATCCGGCCGTGCCTTGATGTACCGCTCATAATGGTTCTTCTGCGTTTCCAGGCTGATAAGCTGTTCACTTGAATCTGTTGATACCCTGGCATAGGCAGCAACCCGCAGTTTCCGCCTGCCGCTGTCTTTCGCCGCCTCAATCTTCGTTATTCGTTTCATCGTCTCACCGTCCTCTCTAATTGGGGTAGTCTATACATCACTCTGTCTGCCTTAAATAGCAAGTCATTTACGGGATAATTTTCGATATAAATGGTGAGAAAGAGCGGCGGTTTTTCACCATGATCTTGTTGAATTCATCTACAGAAATCAGCCCCTTATCGAGTAGCTTTTTCGTCATTTGTTCCGCAAGAAAATAGTTATATTCATTCTGCATCTCCTGATCGGTTGGCTTTGGAACATCCACCGTCATGATGCCATCCGCTATCTGTGTTACCTGCATAGAAAAACACCTCCTACCGGGTAGCCCCAGCGGGAGGTGAAATCTGACGGTTTGAGGGAAACTATCAGTCCTTTTTATAAAAATCGCAAACATATCCATCAGCTCGGAGAATCAGTCCCTTTGCCCAGGGAGGAACCTTCGCCATCTGCTCACACAGCACATCCAGGCTCATCTGTGGCTCGGCTTCGATAATGATCTCGTCATGGACATGGGCAACGATGCTGCAGCACCGGAGCGTCTTCATGGCGTACATCAGGATATCCCTGGATGTTGCCTGCACGATGTTTTCCACGAACTTGGGACCATAACTTTCAATCCGCTCCCATTTCTTTGTTCCACCTACGCCTTCATAGGTAACGGATTCGCCTCCAAAACGATTCTCTCCAATACGAGGTTTTACATAAGCAAGGGTACGTCCAGAAGGAAGAAGGATAAAGAGCATCCCGCTCTGACAGAAAAACTTCACACCCTTTACCATCTGCGGCTGTCTTTCCTTTATGGCTTTTTTTACAGCGGTATCTACATCCCACCAGAACCGGACAATATGAGGATTACTCTGCCTCCAGGCATTTACAAGCGGCTGCAGTTCTTCTTCGTTAAGCCCCATCTCCAGAGCACCCATCGCTTTCAATGCACCCACGGAACCGCCGTAGCCAAGGGCAAGTTCCGCGATCTTTCCCTTCTGCCGAAGGTGACTGTTTACGCCATGCTTCTCAACCGGGACTTTGAACATCTGGCTTGCGGAAGCGCAGTAGATATCGCCGCCATCCCTGAACACCTGCGTCCGCCAGTCCTCTCCGGCGAACCAGGCAATCACCCTTGCCTCGATTGCGGAGAAATCAGCTACATAGAATTTGCAGCCATCTTTCGGTATGAACGCCGTCCGGATCAGCTGTGAAAGCATATCCGGAATATCATCGAAAAGCACATCCAGGGCATCCGCATTGCCGTCACGCACAAGCGCCCTCGCCTCGGCCAGATCAGCCATATGGTTCTGCGGGAGGTTCTGCAGCTGCACCAGGCGTCCGGCGAACCGCCCTGTCCTATTGGCACCGTAGAACTGAAACATCCCTCTGCACCTGTCATCCCCGCAGACGGCATTTTCCATTGCCTGATACTTCTTTACTGATGACTTGGCAAGCTGCTGCCGCAATGACAACGCCTCGGATATATCACCGTCCGTCTCATCAATCATTGCTGCCACAGCCTTTTTGCCGAGAGTGTCTGTTGCAAGCCCTTTGCCTGCAAGCCAGCCTTTCATCTGTGAAACACTGTTCGGATTCTCAAGGTTGGTCAGTTCCTTCATCGCAGCTGTCAGTCTGCCACGGGACAAGGCATCAATAGTAGTCGCCTGTTTAATAAGCGGCATATCCACTCGGATGCCCCGGTCATTGATTTCCTGATCGAGATGGTATTCATCCCACACTTCGTCCGGAACGGGGAACTTTGCCAGCCTCTCCCGTATCTGCATCTCCGTTTCCACATCACGGATGTTATAGGCTTTGTACTGCTGCCACTTTTCCGGATCATGCTCCGGCAGGTTCCTTGTGCGGCCGCCGTTGGATTTCGTTGGATTGCACGGTATGGAAAAATATCGGATTAGATCTTTTCCTTCGGTCAGCTTCTGCTTCTCAAGTCCCAGTACTGCGCCAGCCCCTTCCAGTGAAAGCGGCAGCCCCATATATGCCGTCCACACCATTGAACATCTCCACGACTTTGGGTTTAAGAACCGTACGCATCCTGTGGACAATGGATGATGGTCATGGAATGGGTCAAGACGGATTCCTCTATCCGACAGATACCTCGACAGGCAGACGCGCTCGAACTGGGCATTGTGCGCCCATTTGATGATCTCGTCATCGGTCAGTGCATCAAGTATCAGCGACGGAATATCCTCTCCGCAAGCAAGATCAACCGTAACAACAGGAGAACCGTCTGCGCTGTATCCGAAAAGAAGAATTTCAAAATCAGGACTTTCCGCATATTTATATACACCACACTTTTGCAGGCTGACGGAGGAATATGTCTCAATATCAATTTCAATGCTTTTCATAATGTCTCCTATATAATCAGGCGGCGAAGTTGCCTCCACCGCCTGATAAACTGTTACTCTTCCGAATGCTGCCGCTCTGCTTTTTCCTTGCGTCTACGTTTCTTATCCCTACGGTCTTCCACCACAGACTTAATCAGCGTGATGATGTTCCCAATAAAGGAGCCCATCACAGCACCAAAGCAGATGGCAAGCATCATAGATTCCGCATGTGTCATGGCTTGCCTCCTTATGACAGGAAGTCATCGTCATCAAGGGTAGCGAAGTCATCCGCAGCGTTCGTTCTGCCGCCGAGAGGTTCCCCGTCGCGCACCTTCTGGATGTTGCCCAAACCGCAGGCAATGCCCTTGTTGCCGTTAGAGTTAAATGCATAAAAGTTCAGTGACACGCGGGCATAGCAGCCGGAGTACACTTCGTTCCTGTCGAGGATCGGCTTGACCGCCCTGTCCACGATCTGCGGCGCAGTATTGGAGTTGGCATTGATGAAGTAATGCCCCTTATAGGCTTCATCCTCGCGCTCCACATCGCCATCTCTGAGAGGCAGCTTGATCGCAGCCTTGTTAGGCTTCTTGCCGCCGAACTTGGAGATACCCTCATCAATAGCCGCATCGACCGCAGCGTTGATCGCATCAACGGTCGCCTTGTCATCTTTCGGGATAAGAACCGATACGGAATACTTCTCTGCCCCGCCATTGATGGACACGGGCTCCCAGCCGTGGAAATAGGAAAGCCTGGTATTCATACCCGTGATAACCTTTGTCTTATTGTTTGCGATAGCCATTTTACATTTCCTCCTTGATCTCGTTAAATTCGTTTATGGCGTTTGTTATGTTCATTGCCGGACGCTTATCTGTGGCCGGAACCAGCGTCGGCTTACCCGGCGGTTTATAGATAAGGTTGCCGAGTATCTCCTCAAATTTCTGTCTGCCCATGAGCTTCTGCATTTCCGTGAGCGTGATAAGGCTCTTGCGATAGATGTCCGTGTATCCGGCTTCCTGCGCCGCTTCAGCGACTTTCTCTTCGTCCCGGTATTTACGGACTGATCTTCCTTCGACCACCTTGAACCCGCTCCACTCCTTGCCGTGATTTACAGCAGCATCCGTGGCATAAGCCGTGATTTCATTTGCCCACTTGGTAAGGTCTGGAAGAACAGAAAGGATCTCTTCAATTTCCGCATCCGTCAAAAGTGGCGGCATCTTGAACTCCGTCTGCGCCAGCTTCAGCTTTTCTTCCGCCCTGGCTCTGCACCTTACCGCCACACGGCAGAAGGTACACCATTCTCCGGGGAGGTACTCGCCCTCGCCGTTATATGCCATCTGTGCCTTCGGCTTCAGTTCGCTCTTCGCCCAATCACGAAGATCCATAACTGAAACCGTCCAGGTGCTGACATTTTCACGCCTTGGTTGGAAGATCGTCATGGACACTTCCTTGATGTCATAAAGTGTATCGTACAGTTCCAACGCTCCGAGGGCGTACAGCTTCATCTGCGGATTGTCCTCGGCCCCGACCAAAACACCCATCCCATACTTAAAGTCCACAATATGCAGCTTCTCATCCGAAATGATAATACAGTCTCCGGTACCAAAGCCGTCCGGCACATAGCAGGAAAAGTCAAGATGCTGTTCAATAAGAACGATCGGGTCTTTGCAAACCTGCTTTGTGGCCTCGACCTGCTCCATGATGAAATCAACATAAGCATCAGAGCTTTTTTCCATCTCATCGGAGTCATAATCGGATACCGGGCGTCTGCTCCTCATGCGCAGCGCTTTCCTTAACTTGTGTTCACACAAGGCATGTGCCGCAGTTCCTTCCTTTGCCGCCTCCGATTCGATGTCATTAAATTCCTGTTCCAGCCTTGCAGACGGCGTACAGTTCAGCCATCTGTGGGAGCCAGAAGGGGAGAGGATAGAATGTTTTCTCATCACAATACCTCCGCGTCTTTAAGCACTGCCGGATAATCCTTCGGATCAATCTCGCTCAGTCGATCTGCGCCATATTTCTGAATGATGGCTCTGACTTCGGCGGTCTTTCCGCTGCGGCTCTTATCCGCAAGCACACCGCGCACCTGTTCCAACGTGATCTCCGGCTGCTTTTCCGCTTTAGGCTTTTCCGCCTTCTTGGGCTGTTCCGTCGGTTCTGCAATAGATTCTTCCTGTATGGGAGTTTCAGCCGGTTCGTCAGATGCCATTGCATCACAGACCGCCTGGATACTGTCCGCCAGAGAGCGCATATCCTTTACTACATCAAGAAGCAGTTTGATTCTGCTCATCCTTATCTCCTCCTTTCCCAGTTTCGCAGATGGCAATCTCCCCGACGCTGTCTCCCGGTATCAGGACTGTGACCTTTCGCTTATCTCCAAAAAGAAAGCGGAGCAGCCTCTCACGGATGGAGACATTGCGGCAGGATACGATTCCGCCCGTCTGCGGTTCTTTTGAAACACTGATCTTCAATTGGTGCTTCATGGCTTTGCTCCTTTCCGAGGGCTTGTCATCCTGCCCTCTATCGGGTAGCCTTGGGAGAGAAAAGAATCTGACGGTTTTTTGGGAAAAATTAAAAAAAGCCTGTAAGTACCAAAAGATACCCACAGGCCATAAAGAAATCAATATTAAATTCTGGCTACATAGTCAAGTGAGATCCATCCTGCATTGGATTTCAGCAGCCCCCACCGGGATGCGCCTTTCCCATCCGCCTCCTCTATAATGGTAAATACACCCACACCAGTCACCTTCCCGGTCTTAGGCTTATCCGTCCCAGGCGCTTCCCGGATGTTCAGGTCGGGGATGGACACCCGCACAAGGTACGGCTGGAATGCCGCCGCTTTGATGTACACCACCTTTCCTGATTCATCGAACACGGAATGCCCCGGATTTTCGTCCACACACTTTTTTGCGTTCTCCAGCGACTTGAACGCCCCTTTCTGCGAAGAAGCGTCCGCCCACGACTTTCGGACGCGGTACCAGGCTTCTGCAGGCTTTAGTGTGCCGCCTGCCGTGCCGAGGATGCCTTTCAGGATGGAGAGGATTTTCTCTCCATAACCGGCTCCCGCCGCCCATCCTTTCCCATCCGGATTTTCTTTCTGTCCAAGCCACTCCACATATTCCGCACAGCCCCTCGTGACATACTTGAAACGCGGGTCGATGCAGGCGTTTTTCAGCGCATCCGTGGAGGCGTAGGCTTTCAAATGCTGCACCTGCGCCCGGATGCCGAACTGCGGCGTGTCAAAGGAATTCCCCTTCATCCCATTTGCCGTCACGCCCATGCCGCAGAAATTGTTTTGGGAAAGCGTGACCGCAGAGGCAGAAAAAGTGAAGTTTCCCGTCTCAAGGCAGGACTGTGCAAAGGCAATATCGCCCCTCACTCCCTCTGCCTTACCCTCGGAGAGATACAGCGGAACCATATCAAGGACAGACTGCGCCACGCCCGGATTCTTCGCTTTCAGATACGCTTTCATCTGCTCCGCCGTTGCTACGGTATTCCCCATGATCTTCGTGTATCCGTCCGTGCCGGAGGATGCGCCGCCCATTGCCGCCTTGACCGCCCTGCGGAATCCGTCCATGGTATACCCCGTGCCAAGCTGTGCCCACAGATGCTCCGGGTCGCCGTGGCTACTGGCAATACCCCGACTGTGTCCTTCCCTGTGGCTGATGACCACGCCATCCGCCAGCGGGTCCAGGCTGTATTTCTTACACAGCATGGCGAACAATTCTACCGCCGCCTCATAGGTTCTCTTTGCCACTGCCTTTGCTGCGGCAAGGTCGGAACAGGTAAAGTTGGAGCCTGCCGTGTATCTGATACACGCAGGCTCGCACATCTCCACCCCGATATGGGTATTGTTCCCGCTCCCTTTGTTCCCGCTTCCGCAGTGCCATCCCCTATGATTCCACGGCAATGTCTGGTACACCGTGCCGTCGTTGCCGTCAATAAATCCGTGTACACATGAACTGTCATGCGCCGGGCTGTTCCATGAATTGATGAAGGCAGACGCCTTCGGCTGCGGGCAGCCCACGGAGTGGAGCATCAGCCCCTTCACCGTGATCTTCCTCCCCGCCGTGTAGCAGGGATTCCTTGTCAGGATGCGTTCCACCAGTTTCATGATTATTCGTCCCCCTTCCCGTTCTCCGCTTTCTCATGGAGTTGCGCCAGGATGTCCTTCAGCTTTTCCGGGATGGGCAGCCCCAGGCGTCCGGCGTTCTCCAGGAGGCTCACGCCCTCATTGGAGATGTAGAAAAAGATGATGGCTGTCCGCAGGACGCTCCCCGTGCCGATGACCTGCACATCGAGGATGTTGGCGATCCCCACCAGCAGGAAGATCAATACCTTCTTCGCAATGCCCCGGAAGCCCACCTCGCTGGACAGATTCTTGTCCGCCACGGCGCACATCACCCCCGTGGCATAGTCCACTGCGACAAATGCGACAAGAGCGTACAGCAGGCCGTCACAGCCGCCGAGGAACCAGCCGAGCCATCCCCCGATGGCAGTGAAAATAAGTTGGATCGTGTTCCAGAATTCCTTCATGTTGAAACCCTCCGTTTCTAAAATTTTTGTATGAATAAAGCGGCTGTCCGCAGTGGGCATCCGCCTGTTTCCGTGAAATATCCGATTGTGTCGTTTACACAAACTTCTGTCAGAATCTTTGTCACATTTATGCCCCTGTTTTCCTTGCTATTTCACGGCTTCAGAGTGATTAATAACACTACCCGAAGCACCGCCTGCCAAAAAAAACGGGAGGCGGCAGGGGAAAATAAAAACCCAAGGAGGACACCTTATGAAGACAAAGAACATCAAAGTCGTTTACACCTACCGCCACCATCAGAGCGGCGGCGTCCTGCACAGCGGCACCGGCCCATGCACTGCAGTCCCAAAGATACAGATGGAAGGGCACTGGCTGGAAGCCCTCGGCTTTTCCATCGGAGCCCCGCTCATCGTCGAATATGAGGAAGGCTCCATCCGCATCCGCACCCTCACAGCCGAGGAACTGGCGGCAAAGGAACAGCAGGAGGCACAGGCGGAGCTTGAAAAAAGGATTGCGCAGCTTGAGCAGATGAAGCACGGCATTGAAGCCGAAGCTGCATCCCTCTCCATGGTCGCGGAACCGTCCACAAAATACGCCGCATCTGAACCGGACTCCCGGAACTAAGAAACGCCGCACGCCGGGACTCCCGGCACACACCACCCTTTTATCACGGCAGGGGAAGCACCGTCCCCTGCCGTAAAGCTGTCCGTCACGCCTCCTCCGTCAGCGTGTAGGTAATCTTCATGGTCTTGTTGGCGTCCTTCACCACCGCCGAGGAAAGGTTGTTGATGGTGGCAAGGTACGGCGTCAGCAGGTACATATGGCGGTACTCGTTCCCGTAGCTGCCTCCCCACCCCACCAGGAACTGTTTATGCTGGAACAGCGGCGTCGCCGCACTGCCGAGCCTCGCGCTCCCCTGGGTATGGATGACTGTGTCGTCTGCCGTCACCTGGAAGTCCCCGCCGATGATGAGGTCGCCGACCAGCGTCAGGTACAGCTCGCAGGTTCCCGATTCACACAGCGGCTTCATTTTGGAAGTGAAGCCAAAGTCAATGAGCGTAACATCCGCCGTATTCGCCACATTTATTTTATAAATGCCCTTCTTGTTGTAGGCCGGCACATACAGATACCCGCCCCGCATACAGCACCGGCAGTTTCTTTCCGGATAAGTGTTTTCCATGTCCCGCTCCCCCACGGCCATCAGCTTCGCGTTGGACAGCGTCCATTCCCCTTCCGTCATGGAATAGTCTGCCTTGGATATCTTCACCCATAGCATCCTTGCATTCCCAGAGGAATTCCCCTCGTTGGAGAAGCCGTACCAGTACCCATCCTTCCCGTCCAGGAATTCCCCGTACTTCGTGTAGCTGCCCAGGAACAGGAAAGTCTCCGTCGGCACGGCATGGTCTTCCAGCACCGTGTATGTGGAATCGTCCAGTTTCTCATTCAGCCCGATGGTGAAGATGGGGATACGGATTTTCCGTATCCGCACGCTGGAGTCCGCAAAGGTGATGGAATACAGCAGGTCCTTTTCAAAATCCACCTCCGCCGCTTCGAACAGCACCTCCTGCTTCGCTTTCCCAAGGTCGCCGATGTCCAGCTTTTTTATCTTGAGGAACGTGCTGGCGTCCCCCACCAGGCTCCCGTAGGCGTTCTGCCCGCCCTGGGCGCTGGTCAGCGCCACCGCCGCGATGGTGCCGTTGCCCTGGCTGGGCGTGAACTCCCACACAAATTTATAGCCGTTCTCCAAAGCCTTGCTCTCCGTCTGGTTCATGCTGCCCCTGGCCGTGTTCGCCGTGGTGTTCACGTTGTTGGAGGCATAGGCCACCGGGAGATTGCCCGATGCCTCGTAAATATGCGCCGCATCCTCTTCCAGCGTTTTGGGGAAGAGCAGGATGCCCCCGACCATGTTCGGGCAGATGGGGAGCAGCGTCCCATTCCAGCTTAAGACATCCGCCAGGTTCTCTTCTGAGTAAAACACGCCCATGGGGTTCATGCCCAGAATGTCGTTCACCGCCTCCGTCACCATGTTCTCCTCCGTGACGCTCTCCACTTCCCCCGTGGTTTCATCCGTCAGTTTCAGTACCATCGTCCCTTTCAACTTCATCCTGTTCTTTCTCCTTCCTGCGGCAGCTCTACGGGCTTCCCGAACGCGCCGATGCCCGCCTTCCCGATGCTGTCCGAATAATACTTCTTTACCAGCTCCATTGTTTCAAATCCCATCTCCCCGGAGAACGCCTTTGCCTGCAGGCCGCCCCCGACCGCGAACGGCTGCACATATTCCTCCACCGTGATGGTGCCGTCCCACGCCGCGCCCGCAGCCATGCCCTGGCCGCTGATGGAGGCGATACACCCGCCCGTGCCAATCGCCGCCGTGCCGCCCTCCATCCGCAGGTGGACGTTGAAGGTGTTCGTGATGTTCGGCACAAGGTTGTCAATCGGATAGTACAGGGAAAGGATGTGCTTCCCGCTCCCCCAGGTCTCCACCGGGTAATGGATGAGGATCTCGGAATCGTTGAATTCGTATGTGACATACGCCACCGCCTTCCCGTCCTCCATCCATGTGACCGGAAGCTCCACGTCCACCGTGACGCTTTCTGTATCTGCCCCCTGGCCGCCGCTGCCGTTTCCTGCATCCGTCCCGGTGTCTGTTTCGGCATCCGTGCCTGTTCCGGTATCCCCGCCGTTCCCTGCCGGAAACGGGATCACGATGCTTCCTTTCGCACTGGCAGAACGGCTCACCTGCCCTGCGGACACATCCACCAGCACCTGCCCGAAAAACTGCACATGGGTCTCCTCTTTCGCTGCGAACTCAATGCTGATGATCCGCACATTGGTCTCCGCCACCGTATAGGCGGAGGCATTCGTGAACGTGTGTATCCCGATCTTCCCCGCCTCGATCTGGTTTAAGAGGCCGGAGATGTTCTTATCGTTCTTCGATTTTGCCTGCGCCAGCCTTGGGTTCTTCCCCACGCACTTTAAGGTATGTTTCCCACCGATCTTACAATTGGAGGAAGTAATGCAGGCGATCTGGCTCCCGTCCGCCTGCCCTCCCGTGAAAGTCAGCACATCCCCAAGATCAAGTGCCGGATTGCCGATGGTGCTGGAATCAAAAGGCACATAACTGACCACGGAGATATCCGCCAGTATGTTCCGGCATAGCTGCTCCCGCGTCTCCTCCAGCCCGAACTGTAGGAGCGGGTTCACCGCCAGGTTCATGGTCAGCCCGTCGTCCGGCTCCAGGGCGTAATACTCCGCCGTCTGTGTGCGCAGGTTCGTGGAGCTGACCGCCGTGTACCGGGTGATGAAGTCGGAAAAGCTGCTGGTGAACCGGTGCCTGCTTTTTACCTCCATCACCGGCTGTGTCCCGTATTTGCGCAGCTCCAGCTTCCCTTCACGGTTGATACAGAAAAAGCCGCCAAGCACCTGTCCGACAAAGTACAGCACGTCACGGTACGTCTCAATGTCATTCTCCGGATAGATAGAGAGCAGCTCCGTGCCGTTGGGCATGGCCTCGATCTCTGCCTGTGTATGCGCCAGCCCCACGGCACAGGTTTTGCAGCATAAATCCAGGAAAGCCCAGGCAGTGCCCACGGTCTCAAAGCCGTTGAAGCTCTTTTCAAACCGGAGCATATAGTCGTAGGCTTTCAGCTCCAGGCAGTGCGCCGTCCGGTTCGCCTCGCTGACCTCGAAGATTCCCATCGGCACTTCCTCAAAACTGCCGTCCGCAAGCCGCAGGTGGTAGGAAAGCCGCACCTCCGCCCCTTCCAGCGTGTAGCGGTCAATCTGGGAAAAGAGCGTGATGCCCATCTCGGCGGCGTACACCGTCCCCAGCTCGATCTCCGCGCTGCCGCAGCACTGCACCGCGATGTACCCGCTCCCTTTCACGATATCCTCATAAACAAACGGGTATACAGCGCCGCCCTTTGTCGTGATCTGCCCCGTCCAGCGGTAGTTCCGTGTGTTTTCCTGCACCGCCTGCAGGAACGCATCGCTCACCGGGTACATGGAAAACACCCCCCTCCACGCAAAAAGCACCAGCCTTTTATGGCTGATGCCTTATACGAATGACCTTATTGTTGTTTTATCTGAAATGATTCTTTAGCTTACTGGCAGACTGGGATTTACGTTGCTGTTACTTTTTCAGAAAATCACTAAATTCTTTCAATTCCTTTTTTGTATCTTCGGAAAGTCTGTTATATTCTGTATTATGAATCGCACCCTCTAATGTATATAAATGTACCAGACAAACATTTGGATATTTCTGCTTTAGCTTAAGAAATACGCCTTTTGCACCTACCTCAATTAATTTCTCGGAAGATTCAATACCAACAGATATTAGCTTTTTTTCCATTTCCTTGCCAATATTCATCATAGCTGTTAATTCTGACATATTTATCTTCAACTCCCTTGTTCTACTTTTTTCAAATACCGATTTGTGCCTTTCATTGTATCACATACCCCTTCAAAAATCACTCGATTTTTACAGTTCTTTCAGAGTAAACGACACCTTCCAAAGCCCCTTATAGGACGTGTCTTTCACAAGGCTTGCCTTATAGCCGCTGATGAACATCTCCGTTCGCTTTATCTCCAGCGTCTCCGTGTCAAAGTAGTCCACAGTCAGTTTTTCTTTCTGTTTAAACCCCGTCAGCAGCTTCAGCCATTTCGGGGAGACGGAGAAAGCGGCGGGAATGGACACCACGCCCATCCTCACCACGTCCCGCTGCGTGGTCCCGGCCTCCGTCTCGCCCCCGGAATCCGCCTCCACATCCACCATCTGCACCTCGTAGGAATCGGGCAGGGGGAGCGGCACACCGTCAATTGCCAGATACTGTATATATGCCATGCCGCCTTACCTCCCTCCCGACCTTAAGTTCTGCCTTGCCTGCGCGTCTACCACCACTTCGTCCAGCAGCGTTCCGCCCACATATACGGGGATGCAGATGGTTCCGCCGCCCGCCATTTCCTGCAGGCCGGAAAGCATCTCCCGGAGCCCTCCGAGCAGCTCGCCCACGGAAGAATCTCCGGAGGAATCCCGTCCGCCCTGCATCCCCTGGACTGCCGCCTGGGGCTGGATCATCAGGTCGGACGCCACCCCGGACACGGCCTTCTTCACCATGCCCCGGCTCTTTTCGATGCCCTTTGCCAGCCCGGACATGAAGTCCGGCATCCAGCTCTCGTAATCTGTCAGAGGCCCCTCGTCCGGCACGGAGAAATGCAGGAAGGAGCGTATCTTATCCGCCACGTCCGACACCGCATTTACCACGTTGCCGATGGCGCTGCGGATGCCGTCCGCGATCCCGTTGATGAAGTCTTTCCCCCATTCCAGGGCTTTCCCCGGCAGCGAGGTGATGAAGCTGATGGCGGACTGGAACCCGGACTGCACCACGCTCCCCAGGGAGGAAAGCGCAGAACGTATCCCGGACACCATGGCCTTGAAAGCATTTATTGCCGCCTGTTTCAGATTGGACGCGATGGACGACACAAGATTTTTCAGCCCGTTCCAGACGGACGAGGCTGTATTTTTGATTGCCGTCCAGATATTTGCGATTGTGTTTTTCAGCCCGTTGAACAGGATGGAAACATGGTTCGCAAGTCCCTGCGCCAGTGAGCCGACCACCTGTTTGATGCCGTTCCAGATATTGGACGCCGCATTCTTGATGTTGTTCCAGATGTTGGCGGCGTCCTCCTTCAGCTTTGTGAAGTTCCCCGTCACTAGGTCGATCAGCAGAAGCACCGGCCCAAGCACCACGTTCTTGATCAGCTCCCATGCCCCGGAAGCCGCTGTCTTTATCCCGTTCCAGATGCCCTGCAGGGTCGTGGAGAGGTTCTCCCACAGGGAACGTATCATGTCCACGATGCCCGTAAGCACCGGATTGTTCATCATGTTCGTCCAGATATTGCTGAAAAAATCCCCCACAGACTGCCACAGCCCGCTCCACCATGCCGGGATGCCCTGGAAGAACGACACCAGGGAATTCCAGGCATTGGGTATCGTTTCCGTGAAAAACGAGCAGATGACTTCCCACGCAGAAACAAAAAATTCCTTGATCTGCGTCCAGATGGCGTTCACCGCCTCCCGGAACCATTCGCATTTGTTGTACAGCACCACGAGAATTGCCACCACCGCCGCAATCGCCAGAGGCACCCAGCCGATAGCCGCCACCACGGCAGAAATCGCCGGGATCACCGTCCCGGACACGAAAGCAATCACGCTTGAAATTGCCCCAGCTATCTGCGGCACCACGGTCATGATCGTGCCGATTGCCCCGACCACTTTCCCGATGACGATCAGTACAGGGCCGAGCGCCGCAGCAACCAGAGCCACCGTGACAATGATCTTCTTCGTGCCTTCATCCAGGCTGTTCAGCCAGTCCACAAGCCCCTGAATCCAGCCCACGATCTGCCGGATATACGGCATCAGGATTTCCCCAATGGAGATGGCAAGCTCCTCAAGTTGACTCTTTAAGATCGTAAGCTGCCCCGCAAGGTTATCCTGCATGGTGGCGGCCATCTTCCCCGCCGTGCCGTCACAGTTGTTGATGGCGCTGTTTAATTTCTCAATGTCCCCCGGAGCAGCGTTCATCACCGCAAGGAATCCGGACATGGCGTTCTTGCCCACCAGCGCCTCCGCATTGGCGGCCTTCTCCGACTCGGACATCTGTGCGAATGCCGCGCGGCAGTCTGCCAGGATGTCCCCCAGGCTCCTCATGCTGCCGTCCGTGTTCGTGGTCTGTACCGTCAGCTCCCCGAAGGCAGCCCCGGTAAACTTCACTTCCCCGGTGAGGTTCGTCATCATGGAGCGCATGGCCGTGCCTGCCTGGGAGGACTTGATGCCCGCGTTCGCCATCAGGCCGATGGCCTCGGCAGTGTCCTCTGCGGAAAAGCCGAGCGCGCCGGCCACGGGCGCACAGTATTTGAACGTCTCCCCCATCATACTGACGTTCGTGTTGGCGTTCGAGCTTGCCGCCGCAAGGATGTCAGCGAAATGCCCGGAATCCTCCGCCGAAAGCCCCAGGGCGGTCAGCGCGTCCGTCACGATGTCCGAGGTGGTCGCCAGATCCTCCCCGGAGGCTGCGGCAAGGTTCATGATGCCCTCGATGCCGGAGAGCATATCCCCTGTCTTCCAACCAGCCATGGCCATGTAATTCATCGCTTCAGCGGCTTCTGAAGCAGAGAATTTGGTCTTGGAACCCATCTCACGGGCCTTGTCACGTAGGGCTTCCAGGTCTTTGCCTGTCGCCCCGGACACAGCCGCCACCTGGCTCATGGCGGAGTCGAAGTCGGAAGCCACCTTCACGGCGGCTACACCAAGCCCACCCACCGCCGCAGTGACGGGCATCAGCTTCTGCCCCACGCCCTCAATGGCGGAGCCGACCGTCTTTAATTTTTCCCCCGTGGCGGCGATCTTCTGCAGGGCCACGGCGGACTGCCCCGCCTGCCGCTCCAGGTCACGCAGGTTGTTTTCCGTCTCGATGATCTCCCGCTGGAGGGCGTCATACTGGCTCTGGGAAATCTCGCCCCTCGCCAGCGCGTCATTCGCCTGCTCCGCCGCCGTTTTCAGCGTTTCCAGCTTCTCTTTCGTTTCCGAAACTGCCTGGCCGAGTAACCGGTGCTTCTGCGCCATCAGCTCCGTGTTGCCGGGGTCGAGCTTCAGCAGCTTCTCCACGTCCTTAAGCTGCGACTGCGTGTTCCGTATCTCCGTGTTCACGCCCTTTAGGGCCGTCTGGAGCTTCGTGGTGTCGCCGCCAATCTCTACCGTGATCCCTTTTATCCTGTTTGCCGCCACGACGCCACCCCCCTTAACGGCACAAAAAAGCCCGGATTCCCAGGCGTTAAAAAGGGATGGAATATCGTCTCCAATCCCCCATACACACATTTTCTGCCCTAAAACAGATCAAACTCGTCCTGCCCCGCGATGATGGAATAGTCGGCGCTGTCATTGCTGCTCTCCGCGTACATATCGTTGACCATGCCGATGGTCAGCAGATCTAAATCCCGGATGGAGATGCCGAGCTGCACACACCGCAGCAGGAACAGCGGCGTGGTCATCGGGCGGTCAGTTGCACGAAGTTTTTTTTAGCCTCCACATCCGTCTTCAGGTTCAAGCCCCACAGCTCGATGAGCTGCGGCAGCACCTGGTAGATGGAGAATGTGCCGAAGCCGTCCAGCCATTCCTCCGGCGTGTCCGGGATGGAAGGGTCGGCGTGCTTCGCCATGATGAAGGCGATGTTCTCGAACAGCTCCAGTGAAAATAAATCCAGGTTGGAGTTTTCTTCGTCACCCTTCCCGATGCTCTTTTCCAGCGCACTCAAATCTTTGTAGATGTCCCGGTGGAATTTGATCCGGTAGATGCGCGGCACCGCCGCCGATGCACGGAACGGCACCTCTTTCCCGTCAATCTCGATCTTCCTTGTCATGCTCATGCCGTTTCCTCCCCGCTGCCCTGTCCTCCACCGCCGCTTTCAGCCGCCGTGGGCATATACACTGCCTTGTACCAGTCCTTATAGACCGTCTCATCCGTGGAATCCCCGGTCTTCGCTTTCACCATGCCGTCCGCCAGCGGCGTTGCCTTGACGGTCAGCGTCTCGGTCTGCACCTCCCGGCTCTCCTCGTTGGTCTTGCCCTCGATGCCCGGCCTTGATGCGGAGCAGTTGTAGAGGACGTGGCGGATATGCCGCTGGTCGCCGTCAAACTCGAAGAGCAGTGCGAAGGCCGCAAGCTCCGCCGAGGCGTTCTCAATCAATACTCCTTTGGCATCCAGTTCCTCCCGTAAGGCATCCCTGCGGAAAGACTCTGGGATCATGGCAAGCTCCAGGTCGCCGTCATAACCCATGTTGTTGTTGATGACATAGTAGGCCGTCCCGTCCGCATAGAAATTTTCCGGCTCGCCGTTGGCGTCCAGCGAGATGGACACGGAGCCGGGCATCGGGATGGGCGTGCCATAGGACACCGCCCCGTCTTCCGAAACCGTGAGCATCGCATAATGCGTGTTTTTCAGGTTGTATTTCACTTTGTTCTTTTTATTCTGCATCCGTCATGCCTCCCATCCAAAAATATACAGAACTTCATAAAGCCGCTCGCTGCTGATCCATGTTTCCGATTTGTTGTAGAAGACCTCGTGCGTGTCCAGCACATCCTCCACCCGCTGTTCCAACGCCGGGTCTTTCTTATCGGTGTAGATCTCCACATGGATGTTCGCGCCCTTGTGGTACACTTTCCCGTCCGCCGCAAAGCTGTCGCTCCCCGGAATGAGATAGCAGAGGAACGGCGGCTCCGGGGACTCCCCTTCCGCAAAGTGGTCATAGGCAAAAGGGATTCCCATCTCTGCGATCATGCTTACAAGTTTTTCCATAAATACATCACCCCCTTAAAGCCTTTTCAATCTCCTGCTCCAGCGTCCTCCCTGCCCGTTCCTCCGCAGGCGCGATATGCGCCTTTCCGGGGACGCGCCCGCCGCCGCGCTTGGCGTGGCCGAATTCCAGAAGGTGCGAGAGCTGGTAGCGGTTTCTGGAATGCACCACCAGCTCAATGGAGTTGGAAGTCTCCTTCACGTTCTTCACAGACCAGCTTTTCGCATAGGCGCCCGTGTCTTTCGGCGCTCCCTCCTGGATATCCTTTTTCACGGAATTCCCCGCCTTCTTTACTGCCTTTTTCAGCTCATCCGCCGCAAGGTCCGCATACTCCGTCAGCCCCTCCATCACTGCGGCCGCGAGCTGGTCAATCCTTACCCTGTCTGACATTTCACCGCCCCGCTTTCTCACATTTGAATTTCAATGCCCGTTTTTTATTGTTCAGATGGTCCACCTTCAAAATGTCATAGATGCCGCCGTCCCATAAGATACGGAATCCCGTGGTTTCCACGACTTTCACCTTTTGGCAGAAGCGCACCGTGAAGCTGATGTCCGGGTGCGCCACGGTCTGCCCCGCCGCCTCGGATTCCACAGAGGACTTCCCCAGGGAATCGCTGACTGTGGCATGGCAGGAATAGTAATCCACCCATGTGTTTGTGTGGTTTCCGATGCTGTCGGACACCGCCTCATTTTTCTGGAACATGATCCGCACGTTCATTGCCGCCACATCCATCAGAACGCCTCCTTCCTTGCCCCAAAGAGCAATGCCCGCAGGGTGAGCGTGAGGGCGCGGTGGTCGGCCTCCTCCCGGTGTTCGTAGAGGTAGGCCGCCGCATACAGCACGGAGATTTTTGCGTTCTCCACGGCAGAAAACTCTTCCAGTGAATCCATCCGCGCCACGTCCATGCAGAGGCGTTCCGACGCCCCGATGATGCTTTCAATCAGGGCGTCGTCCTCGTCATAGTCCACACGGAGGTAGTTCTTCATCTCGTTAAGCGTCACCACCATGCCGCCACCGCCTTCCATCAAAATCTGTATTTTTTATGAGCCGGATGCCGCTTTCTGCGCCAGCACCTTCACCGCTTCCGCAAGGATCAGCTTGCCGTCCACACGCTGCGTGGCTAGGAAGCCCACCTGCCCGGTCGCCGCGAACAGCTCATTCAGGCGCTTGAAAGAACGCCCCTGCCTGTCAGCAATCCAATAGTAGCTGAAATCACCGAAAGCGATGGTCTTTGCGCCCGCGGCCATGGCCGGCATATACGCCGAGGTCTTGATGGGGCGGCCTAAGATCATGTCCGGCGTCCCGGCTGTCAGGGACGGCTGCCACAGGTACTGCCCGTTATTGTCCTTCAGCTTCCGGATGGCCTTGATGGTGGAATCATTTAACACCCACACGGACTTCCTGCGGTACGGGGCTTTCAGCGAATAGAATAAATCCATCAGCTCATCTGCCGTCACGGCCGTGGCGGATGCCGCGGTCGCGCCCGTTTCCGCGCCTCCTGCGGCCGCAAGCACCCCTAACGGCTTGCCCTTGCCGTCCCCATTGAAGAACGCCTCCTCTTCCCTCGCCCCGATCCTGCGGGCAAACTCGCGGGAGATATAGGACTGCAGGTCAAAGACGCTGTCGTTTAACAGCTCCTCGGAGACCTTGATCATCGTCCCCAGCTTATACGCCCCGATGGAGACCTGCCCAAATGCGTCGTCGCTCTCCGGGATTGCGCCCTCCTCGTCAATCCAGGACGCCGTGCCTTTGGAAGCCACCACCGGGATCTTCCTGTCGCCGCTGGAGGTCTTGATGACCTTCGCCATCTGGCGGAAGATGTTCTCCTCCTCCAGAGCCTCCACCAGCGTCCTCTCATACTCATCCGGCACCAGGTAGCCGCCCTCGGAGTCCGTGCCGACCTGCAGGGCGTTGGTGACCGCGGGCATCGGAACCTTGGAGCGCATCACATTCCAGAAGTTCTTCCGGTAGTCGTCGGAAGCCCGCCCGGCCTTATCCTCCCCGCCGTCCGCGTCCGCCTTTCCGCCCGGCTTCCCCGTGAGGGGCTTGTTGACCGGGCGGTTCAGTTCTGCGTCAAGAGCCTCCTGCCGCTCCAGCCTTGCGATCTCTTTCCCAAGGTCCGTGATCTCCTGCTCCATCCTCGTGTATGCGGCGTCATCCTCTGCGGAAAGGACACCGTTCTCCTTCCTGTGGGAATCTAAAAACGCCTTTGCCGCCTCCCATGCCTTCGCGCGTTTCTCACGCAGTTCCAGAATCGTCATAATGGAATCCTCCTTCTCATCGCTTTAATAAATTAAGCCGCTCCATGAGTGCGTCCACGGAACGGCCGGTTTCTGTTTCCGGTGCAGTCTTCTCCCCTGACGCGGGAATCTTCGCCTGCTCCCCGATGCCCGGCTTTGGCTTTTTCTCCCCGTATTTGGCAATGACCTTGTTCAGCAGGGCATTGTCCGCCGCCCTGCGGGAGAACAGCATGGAGCTGTGGGCAGAAGGGGATTTCTTTTCTTCCCCGTCCGTATCCCCCTCGCCATCTTCCCCCGGCCCTGTTTTTGCCCGTGCCATGATGTCATCCGCAAAGCCAAGCTCCACCGCCTTGTTCGCGTCCATCCAGGTCTCCGCATCCATCAGGTGCGACAGCTTCGGCCGGGAAAGCCCGGTCTTCAGCACATAGGCGTTGATGATGGATTCCTTCACCTCGGAGAGCATATCCATGGCCTTCTGCATCTCGGCATGGTCGCCCCAGGCCATGGTGGCAGGGTTGTGGATCATAAGCATGGAAACGGGGGATACCAGGACGGTGTCGCCCGCCATGGCGATCACACTGGCGGCGCTTGCGGCGATGCCGTCTATCTTTACTGTGACTTTTCCTTTGTAGTTTGAGAGCATGTTATAGATCTGTGCCGCCGCCACGCAGTCGCCACCTGGCGAGTTGATCCACACGGTAATGTCACCGCTCCCGGCATTCAGCTCATCCTTGAAAAGCTGCGGCGTGACGTCATCGTCAAACCAGCTATCTTCCGCGATGGTGCCGCTCAGTTCCAGGATGCGCTCTTCCGCCCCCGTTTCCTGGTTTTTCACTTTCTTCCAGTTCCAGAACTTCTTCGTCTTCATTGGGTTCCTCCTTCCCTTTTTGATATGCCGCCCCGGACATGGAAAGCGGCATCATGTTCCCGTTGATGAGGTACAGGTCGCCGCCCACATCCTCCGGGATGCGGTCAAGGTTCTCAAGCTCCCGGATGTCGTTTGCCGACATCCACCCGTTCTGCCGCCCCACGGCGTACCCGTTCATGCGGCTCTGGTAATCGCCCCGGAGCAGGCCGTCCACGTTGAACTTCACAAAATATTTCTTTTTCTCCTCTGCCGTCAGCAGCGAACGCGCCATGGACTGCTCCCACCTCGACACCCACGGGTCCAGGGTGTATTTCACGAACTCAAGGCTCTGCTGCTCGATGTTGGAGAAGCTGCTCTTTTCCAGGTCGCCCACCATGTGGGGAGGCACACGGAATATCCGTGCGATTTCATTAATCTGGAACTTCCTCGTTTCCAGAAACTGCGCCTGTTCTGGCGAGATGGAGATCGGAGTGTATTTCATCCCCTCCTCCAAAACGGCCACCTTGTTAGCGTTGTGGCTGCCGCCGAAGGTAGACTGCCAGCTCTCACGCACACGGCTTGGGTCTTTGATGGTCCCCGGATGCTCCAGCACGCCGCTCGGCTGTGCGCCGTTGGCGAAGAACTTCGCCCCGTACTCCTCGCAGGCTATCGCCATGCCGATGGCGTTCTTTGCCATGGCAATGGGGGAATAGCCCACCAGCCCGTCAAAGCCAAGGCCGGGGATGTGCAGCACCTCCGTGGGCGGCAGGATCACCGTGCTGCCCTTCACCGTGGGCGCGTCCTCCATGCTGACCGTGTATTCGTAATAGAGCTGCCCTTTGGAGTCCCGCTCCACGCCCATCCGGTCCGGCATCAGCGGGTACAGCCCGATGACCTCGCCCTTGCCATTTCGGATGATCTGCGAGTAGGCGTTCCCCCAAAGGAGCAGGTGCGTCATCAGCGTCTCCCGGAATACGAAGGAAGTCATCTCCGGGTTCGGTTCGTCATGGAGCAGAAAATACAGCGGATGGTCCGCTGCTTTCTCCTTCCCGCCATTGTCCGTGTATCTATAAAAGTGAAGCGGCAGCCCCGCCACCGCCTCGGAAAGAATCCGGACGCAGGAGTACACCGCCGTCATCTGCATGGAGGTGCGCTCGTTCACCCTTTTCCCGCTGGTGCTGTTCCCAAGGAAAAAGCTGTAGGCGCTCCCCGACGTCCTGTTCTGGGGAGCATCCCTCGCCCGGAACAAGCCGCTGAATAATCCCATAAAAACCACGCTCCTTTCCAAAAACGGACAGCAGGAAGGCGCCGCCGAAGCAGCGCCCCCGTGCCTTCCTGTCTTAGCCGTTTACTGATGCGACCTCTAAAACCGTGTTCCTGCCCGCCGGGTATGCCCCGGACACTTCGCAGTCGTAATAGAGCCCCGTCTCGAAAATCCCGCATATCTCTTTCCCAAGCTCCGCGTCAAAAATCCTCACCCTTGACTCGCCGATCCCGTGTTTCTCCATAAATTCGTGTACTTTCATGTGCGCTACCTCCGTTTTTTTTAATTTGCCTTTCGGTAGTACACATATTCGCTCTGAATGCCCAGGATAGCAAGTCAATTACTGGCATAATTTACACAAACATCCGGGGCAGTTTTTGTGTAAATTATGCCCCGGAAAGCCGCTCAGACCAGCCGTCTCAGCGCGGCTCGGCACACCTGCCTCGCCCTCTTTTTCAGCGGCCGCTTCCACCTGCGGATGGACGCCGCTTTGGTATGGTTCCTCGACCAGCCGCCGAAATCCTCCAGCGTGTATTTCCCGTGCTGCTCCATCTCTCCGTATGCCCTCATCACAGTACCTCCGTTTCCTGTTTTCCGGGATGCCCTCCCGGTAAGTGACATATTCGCTCTGAAGCCGCAGAATAGCAAGCAGAATACAGCCGTATCATGCACAAACATCCACGGCGGGATTTGTACATTTTACCGCTACAGGATGAGGAGCCCGCGGGTGTCGTAGACGCTTTCCGAGGAGACGTTCCCGCAGCGGATCGCCCGGTCAAGCCCCATGATGGCGGCCACCGCCCCGTCAATCTTCTCCGTGGACTTTTCCTTGTCCGCTTTGATGTTCCCCGCCGGGTCGGTGCGGATGAAGATGTTGTCCATCATCCACCGAAGGACCGGATGCCCGCCATGGGCAACCATCTGCTCCAGCACCAGCTTCATCAGCTCCTTAGTCGGCGGGGACATATCCTTGAAGCCCTGCCCGAACGGGACCACCGTGAAGCCCATGCCCTCCAGGTTCTGCACCATCTGCACCGCGCCCCACCGGTCGAAGGCGATCTCCCGGATGTTGAACCGCTCCCCAAGCCGCTCGATGAACTTTTCGATATAGCCATAATGCACCACGTTCCCCTCCGTGGTCATCAGCTTCCCCTGCCGCTCCCACACATCGTAGGGAACATGGTCGCGCCTCACACGCAGCTCCAGCGTTTGTTCCGGCACCCAGAAGTACGGCAGGATGCAGTATTTGTCCTCCTCATCTAACGGCGGGAACACCAGCACGAACGCCGTGATGTCCGTGGTGGAGGACAAGTCCAGCCCGCCGTAGCAGACGCGCCCTTCCAGGCCGTCCTCGGAAACGGGGAAGGCGCAGGCGTCCCACCGGTCCATGGGCATCCACCGCACCGCCTGTTTCACCCACTGGTTCAGGCGGAGCTGCCGGAAGCTGTTCTCCTCGCCGGGGTTCTGCTTTGCCGACTCGCAGGCGGCCTCCACCTTGTCAATCCCCACCGTGATGTTCAGCGAGGGGTTCGCCTTCTTCCAAACCTTCGGGTCCGTCCAGTCGTCCGCCTCATCCGCGCCGTAGATGACGGGATAGAAGGTCGGGTCGATCTTCCTTCCCTCCAGGATGTCCTTCGCCTTCTGGTGCGTCTCGTAGCAGATGGAATGGGTGTCCGTCCCCGCTGTGGTGATGAGGAAATACAGCGGCTGCATCCTGGCGTCCCCGGAGCCCTTAGTCATGACGTCAAACAGCTTCCGGTTCGGCTGCGTGTGCAGCTCGTCGAACACCACGCCGTGGATGTTGAAGCCGTGCTTGGAATACGCTTCTGCCGAAAGCACCTGGTAGAAGGAATTGGTGGGCGTGTATATGATCCGCTTCTGCGAGGCGAGTATCTTCACCCGCTTGGAAAGGGCGGGACACATCCGCACCATATCAGCGGCAACATCAAAAACGATGGTGGCCTGCTGCCGGTCGGCGGCGCACCCGTACACCTCGGCGCGTTCCTCCCCGTCCCCGCAGGTCAGAAGCAGCGCCACGGCGGCGGCAAGCTCCGACTTCCCCTGCTTCTTCGGGATCTCCACATAGGCCGTGTTGAACTGCCGGTAGCCGTTCGGTTTCAGGGTGCCGAAAATGTCCCGGATGATCTGCTCCTGCCAGTCGATCAGCTCAAAGGGCTTCCCCGCCCATGTCCCCTTGGTGTGGCAGAGGCTCTCGATGAACATCACGGCAAAATCGGCGGCATCCTTATCATAGCGGCTGTCCTTCGCCTTGAACTTCGTCGGCCTGTATTTTTTCAGTTTCCGCATTGCCATCGGCATCACCTCCGGAAGATGGCATCAAAAATGGCCTGCCAGCGGCAAGCCCAATCTATCAGTACAAGATGCAGAGCCTTCCGGCTCCGTTCTTGTAATGCTCCGTTTTTCGTTTACTGCTGCATCGCCCAGGCGATTGCGTGTCCGTCATCCTCGAACTCGACTCCGCTTGCCGCCCGGAGTCCGATGTCTCCTTCGCATGTATGGTCGTCGCCCAGGAATTCGTAAACCGCCCCGAAGTAGCAGGGCTTGTTCGGGCCGTTGAAAAAGTACCCGGCGATGACCACCCTGTCGCCAAAGGTCAGCAGCTTGCTCCATCTGCACTCCAAATCTTCCGGCGTGGTGGGGTTCGGCAGTCTGTAGGTTCTCATTGCATCGTTGATCTTCATGGTCTGTGTCCTCCGTTTTCTTTTTTTTGTTTTCCCTTTCGGTAGTACACATATTCGCTCTAAATGCCGATAATTGCAAGCAAATCCGGAGCATAACGTACACAAATATCTGCTGGGGAAACTGTGTATATCTGCCACGGGCAAAAGAGCCTTCCGGCCCGGTTGCCCTGCGGAAAACCCGCCTGGATGCTATTGGAACGGAAGCTCCACCGGCTCTTCCATCTCTCTTTTCCACTCCGCGTATTCCTCGTCGGTGACTTCCGCCGCCCCGGTGCAGACCGGGCATTCCTGCCCCATCTCCCTGTCCGACGGCGCCTCCACCCCAGGCTCATACTGGTTCGGCTCCTCCCACTGCCTCCGGGCCTTTTCGTTGGCCTGACGGACTGCCGTTTCCCCATCGGGGGCCTGCTCCATGTCGTTCCACCATTCCGGCTCACAGGGGCCGTTTTCCGCATCCCCGTCCGTCCCCGGAACCACCAGCCATACTTTATACCATTTCATCCCTGCCATAAAAAAATCCTCCTTCGCCCCGCACTGCCCTGCGGATGTATTTTTTGCCTTCCCGTTTTTCCGGGGCTTCTGGCCTGCCGGTTTTCCTTCCCGGCAGGCCGCCCCGTGCCTTACGCTTCTTCCGTCGCCATCCGGATCGCCGGAATAACCGCCCGCTCCTGGGTCTGGAAGTCCGTGTAGTTCGCCTTCACTTCGGTCAGCCCCGCCATCTGGAAGCCGTACTTTGCAAATTCCGCAAGCGTCGGGATCAGGCTGGAAAAGGTGCTGCTGATGGTGAACTCGGTGATGCCGTTCTCCTTCAGCGTTTCCGTGATCTCCCCGACCTCGCTGTCCCAGATGGTCTCGCCGAAGTCTATCCTGTCGTTGCCTGCCGTGATGCTGTTGCGGTATGCCCAGAACAGTGTCGGGTTGATCCCCCATTCCTTAAGGCTTGCTGCTTTCTCTGCGATGGCCTTCTCAAAAAGTTCGATCCTCGTCATGGTGTGTACCTCCGTTTTGTTTTTTTGTTTTCCCTTTCGGTAGTACACATATTCGCTCTAAAAGGGGATAATAGCAAGTCAATTACGGGTATAAAGTACACAAGGTTTGATGCCGTATTTTGTGTAGTTTATGGGTTTCTCCCACTATATCTTGCGGACTTCGTCCTCACCGTAGATCACATGGAGGTGGGAGCCGTTGCTCCAGCGGACCATCAAAGAAGCCGTGTCGTCCACCCCTTCCACCACGCCCTCCGTCCCAATCGGTGGGGCCTGGCAGTCTTCCATCCTGACCAGAGCCACCCGCGTCCCCGCAGGGTACTCCCTGCGGACGCGCTCCACGATCTCTTTACTCGGAAATACCATCGTCTGCCGGCCCCTTCCTTGCCCCGCTCTTGAAGCTGCCGTTGCCGGAGAGGTTCTTCAGCAGGACCTTCCTCTCGTTTTTGTATTCCTCCCCGATAAATCCGAGCCGGAGCAGGAAGCACCGGAAGGCGTATTTCTCGTTGTCCGCCGGCCGTTCCTTCGCCGTGACGCGCTTCTGCTTCCGCGCCATGTCGCAGAGGGCGGTGATGAAGTGCGTGTATGCCTTCGCCGCATCCCCGTCCTGCCCGTCCGCAAACCAGGGGAAGGAGACCTCCTCCGCATCCGCCTCCACCGGGAGGCTCTCCACCGCCAGCGCTTTTTTGATCAGGGCGGCCTTGGCGTCCACCAGCTTCTGCAGGTTCTCCAGGGCGGCGTCCGTGAAAGACTCCCTCGGCAGCGACACCGTAAGCCCGATGCCCTCCTGCAGTTCTGCCCGGGCGGTTTCCCCGCCTGCCACCTCCGGCGTATCCATGGCCGGTTCCTCTGCGGATTCTTCCGGTTCCGGCGCGTCTGCAGCCGCTTCCTCCGCCTCTGCGTTTTCCTGCGGCTCTGCCGCTTCTTCTGTGGAATCCTCCGGCTCTGCCTGCGCCTCTGCGGTCTCTTCCGGCTCTGCCGTGAAACCTGCCTGTGCCAGCCCTGCCAGGACTTTTTCCACCAGTTCCCCACTGCTGCGTTCATCCCAGGCCAGCGTTCCTTCCCTGCTGACTGTAAAGTTGCTGATGGCATATGCGCAGGTCGGCATCCTCATGTAGACCGCCTTCATCCCGACAATCCCGGAAATCACCTCAACCACCTCTTTCCTGCGTTCCCCTGTCACGTTGTATCTTTTTTCCATGCTGTTTGCCCTCCTTTTTTGCGGTACTACATTAATCACTCAAACTGGTAAAAATAGCAAGGAAAACCGTAGGAAAAATGTCACAATAAAAAGTCCGGGAACTGGGCGTAGTACACAATGCCCGCAAACATGAAATACGCGTTCGGGAGCGCGATCCCGTTCCCTCACATTGTGCATAAATATCCATTATGCTTGTACTTCCTTCACCAAAACAGAGTATGGGATCTTCTCCCCGCTCCGCTTCACATACACGTTTTCCAAATCCCCGGTATCCTCCACATACCTCCGCAGGATGACGGATGCATACTTTTCATCCAACTCCATCATGCAACAGATGCGGTTTGTCTGCTCGCATGCCATCATCGTGGAGCCGCTGCCGCCGAAAGTATCCAGAACGATGGCGTTCTCCTGGGAGGAATTGCAGATGGGATAGCCAAGCAGATCCAACGGCTTGGATGTCGGGTGGTTCTTGTTCCGCTTCGGCTTGTCATAATTCCAGATAGTAGTCTGCTTCCGGTCGGAATACCATGGGTGCTTGCCGTTTTTCAGAAAGCCGTAAAGCACCGGTTCATGCTGCCACTGATAATCCGAGCGCCCAAGCACCAGGGAATTCTTCACCCAGATACACACACCCGCCAAGTGGAACCCCGCATCCACAAAGGCTTTCCTGAAATTCAGCCCCTCCGTGTCCGCATGGAACACATACGCCGCGCCGCCCTTCTCCAGATGCGCCGCCATGTTCTGGAAGGAATTGTACAGAAAAGTGTAGAACTCCCCGTTTTCCATGCTGTCGTTCTGGATGGAAAGCCCGCTGCCGCTCTTGAATGCGACATTATACGGCGGGTCTGTCACGATGAGGTTTGCCTTTTTCCCGTCCATGAGCGCCTCTACGTCCTCCGCACTGGTGGCATCCCCGCACATCAGCCTGTGCCTGCCCACCGTCCAGATGTCGCCCCGCTCCACGAACGCCGCCTTCTCCAAGGCTGCGGAAAGATCAAAGTCATCATCCTTCACATCCTTCTCCCTGTCCCCGGCAAAAAGGTCTGCGATCTCATCCTCACCAAAGCCCGTAAGGGATACATCAAAATCCGCACCCTGCAGGGATTCGATCTCAATGCGGAGCAGCTCCTCATCCCATCCCGCGTCTAATGCCATGCGGTTGTCCGCAAGGATGTAGGCTTTCTTCTGCGCCTCCGTCAGATAGTCCACAAACACACATGGGACTTCTGTGATCCCTTCCTCCTTCGCCGCCATGATCCTGCCATGCCCCGCAATGACATTGAAGTCCCGGTCGATGATGACCGGGTTGATGAAGCCAAACTCCCGCAGGGATGAGCGGAGCTTGGTGAGCTGCTCCGGCGAGTGCGTCCGTGCATTATTCACATAAGGTACAAGCCTGTCAATAGAAACAAGCTGCATATCTGTCGTGGTTTTCATTTCCACCTCCGAAAAAATTTGCATAGAAAAGCCGCCCAACATTTCTGCTGAACGGCATTGGTTTAACTGCTATATCCTTATTTATTTTTCATCTTCATAAAACCCGAACTTCTGGCATATCTCATGAACAGTCATAGCAAAAATGGCTCTCGAATGCATATCCGGATTATCGTTCTTATTTTTCTTTTCAATGTATACTCCCTTCATCTCTTCATCCCATAATCCATTCTCCTTAATCCAATCGATCTTTTCCGGCAGCATATAATATCCATCTGGCTGTTCGCACCATGTGTAGTTCCTATGTGGCTTGTCAAAGTGGATATATTCCTGGCACTCATATCCCTCATCGTCAATATAGTTATTTACGATTGCGAAATCACAGCTATGGAGGATGCGTGATTCTTTCCTGTTTTTCTTCTTAATCGTCAGGACACGCGTGGAATCCTCCGGATAATCATATCCGTATTTCACACAAACAGCGCCTATTGCGTTCCGAAGAATATCCTTTAGCTGTTTTGGCGTGTACTTTTCATTCCCATCATTGACCTCAATATTGAAATCAAAGTCATATCCTACATTTGATTTGGCATCGTAGGTGATCATGTTCCGCTTATAGCTGCCCACCACATCAAATCTGAATGTAAACTTCTCCCCGACCAAGTTCTGGACTTCTTTGAGCATATTTTGGATATCCTCATATGCCTTTTTTACTTTTGGATCTTTCTTAGAAATAAAATGAAAATCGTGCTGCATGGTTTAACTCTCCTTTGTGTTTTTCATTTATTCCCAAGCCTTCCATTCAGCATTGATCTGCTAAATCATTACATTATAGCACCTACAGGATAATTATCAAGACTTTTACAGAAAAAACTGTTTTCAAATAATCCTATATCCCTTTCCTTGCACGGAGCAGCCGCTCCATCACGTCATCCTGGGGCGTGTTCCCCGAAAACTCCACTGAGCAGTTCTCCTTCACAATCTGGTAGATCTGCATCCAGCAGTAATTAGTCTGCTTCATGTAGGACTGGCTCATGGTGACGTAGGGGGAAGCGATGGCGGCCCCTGTGGTCGGGTGCTTCGCAAGGAATCCAGTGGAAGATACAATCTCCTCGCACTGAATCCACCGGGACACGCTCATGGCATACTGCTCCACCATCTGCACGGTGACCAGCTTTTCACAGCCCCTCGCCTTCAGCCAGGCGTATGTTTCGTTGTACACTTCCTCCGCCACCAGCTCCCGCCCGCTCTTCTGCGGGGATTTCAGGAAATCCTTCACGGGCGGAACGTCCACGCCCTCCAGTTCGGCAGGCTCCATCAGCACCTCTGCCGTCTTCCCCTCGCTGATCTTTTCTATGAGCGCCTTGGGCTTACGCCCCGCCCCCGGCCTTGCGCCGCCACGCCCGCTGCCGTCTTTTGCCACTGTTTCCACCCCGTTTCTTTGATTTTTTTGAAAAATGTTGCGGAAATCAAACACTGCAGTACCCCGGAAGCCTTTATTTTGCGGAAATCTCCGGGCGGGCAATCCCCCGTTTGATTTCCGGTTTTTATGCGTGTGACCCCACGCCGTTCTCCGGAGAACCCTTATGCAGAGATTTGACCTGCCCCTCCCGGTTAGCTGCGGATCTGCCTGTCACCAATCTCAAGATGCATTTTGGTGTGGCAGGACTGGCACAATGACATGAGGTTGCTCTCATGATGATCGCCGCCTTGAGAAATGGGGAGGATATGGTGTACCTCCTCCACGGGAGTCAGCCGTCCTTCCTTAAGGCAGCGCTCACACAGGGGATGCGCCGCAGCATAGCGGTCGCGGATTCTCTTCCAGGCTCGGCCGTACTTCTTGTTCGTGTCGGGACTGCGTGTGTATTTGTTGTACTGCTGCACGGTAAGCTTTTGATGCTCCTCGCAGTACTGACCGCCCTCGACAGCCAGCCTTGGGCAGCCGCTGTAAGCGCATCCGCGCCGTGGTTTCCTCGGCATACAAATCACCTCGCTTTCCGGGCATGAGAAAAGCCCCACGGAATTGCTTCCATGAGGCTCAACTCATTTTATCTTTGCTAATTTTACTATATCATAATGTACACATGGACGTCTTAGGACAAACCTGGACATTTAGGGCGCATTTCATATCGTAATGGAATTATCAGGCAAAATCACATGCTGCAGAGCCTTCCCATGCCATCTGCGTACCGTTCTCGCATCGGCATGAAGCACATTACCAATCTGCTCCCAGGTATAGTTATGAACGTAACGGTATTTAAGAACCATGCGTTCATCTGTATCCTCAACCGTCGTAATGACCGTCCGAATCTCTTTCTTAAGCTCCATCAAAAGATCAATTTCCTTATTAATCCGTTCCTCAAGATTCATAATCTTTTCCAATGCCCGCACAAACGGCGCATCTGTATTTCCTGAAGTCTGTACCCGCTCAGCCAGCTGTGGAGAGGATACACTTATGGCCATTTCTCGAAGCGATGCCACCTCCTCCAGATCACTGCTTATTTTTTGATCCAGGCGGTATGCCTGCCGTAAATATTCCTTTGCTGTCATGATAGTTATTCCTCCTGTAATCTTATTAGGAGCATCTGTCCATCGACTGATGTCAACACTCCGAACCAGTCGGAACGAAAGAACCTCTCACAATCCTCTATCATGAGCTTCGTGTCTTTGTTCTTCGGGTGATATTTCAGTTCCTTCCTCGCCGTGCGGTAGTCTTTCACTGCCTGCAGGATCACCGCTTGGGCGAGATTTTCATAATGAACGGTCATCGCCCCACCTCCAGGTTAGCCCTGACCGCATTGATCAGTGCATCCTGGGTCTTCTCTTTCTTCCGCAGCGCCTTCATGACATCCTCGTCAATCGTGCCTTTTGCGATGATATGGTAGATTATGACTGTGTCCTTCTGTCCCTGCCGGTGGAGTCTTGCGTTCGTCTGCTGATACAGTTCCAGGCTCCATGTAAGCCCGAACCATATAAGCGTGGAACCGCCTGCCTGCAAGTTCAGACCATGCCCCGCCGATGCCGGATGGATGATTGCTACAGAAATTTTTCCCGCATTCCAATCTTCGATATCCTGGGATGTTTTGATCTCCCTAACTGGGAACCTTGCTCTGATACGCTCGGCATCATGCTGATACCAGTAGGCGATCAGCACGGGTTTACCGTTTGCGCCTTCGATTAGGTCTTCCAGGGCGTCCAGCTTGCGGTCGTGTATATGGCAGCTGACTTTCTCCTCGTCATAGACCGCACCGTTTGCCATCTGCAGGAGTTTGCCGGAAAGCACTGCTGCGTTGGCAGCATCTATCTCCTTATCCTTGATCTTTGTCACCATGTCTTCCCGGAACCGGTCATACACCGCAATTTCCTTATCATTCATGACGACTGGCACTTCGTTGGTCACGCATTCCGGCAGTTTCAGGTAATCGCAGGACTTCATGGAAATGGTGACGTCGGATATCTTCTGGTAGATTGCATCCTCCGCACCCGGCAGAGGCTTGTAATTGAAGATGACCTCGGCGTTCCGCTTGTCCGGCATAAAATAGGCTGCTCGGTAATGGGAGATGTATCTTCCGAGCCGTTGTCCCAGGTCAAGGAGCCGAAACTCCGCCCATAAATCCATCAGCCCATTACTGCTCGGTGTTCCTGTAAGTCCTACGATCCTCTTTACGGACGGTCTGGCTTTTAAGAGGCTCTTGAACCTTTTTGCCTGATGGGATTTGAAGGATGACAGCTCATCAATCACGACCATGTCAAAGTCAAAGGGAATGCCGCTTTTTGTGATCAGCCAGTCCACGTTTTCCCGGTTGATGATGTAAATATCCGCTGTCCACATCAGTGCCGTCCTCCGCTCTGACTCATTTCCGACCACCACGGAATAGGTCAGCCCCGACAGGTGGTCCCATTTCCTTATTTCCAAAGGCCAGGTATCCCTCGCCACTCGCAGCGGCGCGATTACCAGTACTTTTCGGATAAGGAACTGATCCAAGATGAGATCAAACAGCGCCGTCAGCGTGATAACGCTCTTACCAAGCCCCATCTCCAGAAACACAGCCGCTATCGGATGCGTCAGGATGAAGTCGGTGGCGTACTTCTGATAATCATGTGCCTCGTATCTCATCAATGACACCTCCAATCTGTTCCGTCCCGTCTATGCAGTAAACCCGGAAGCCGAGACTCTCCAACTGCTTTTTCCTCCTGACCTGCAGGGGACGCATCCTTTTGCCGGAGCTCTTCAATTCCGCAAACGCCATGCGCCCGGAAGGGAGGAGAATCAGGCGATCCGGCACGCCATCAAAACCGGGACTTACGAACTTCGGCGCAAGACCGCCTGCACACCTTACTGCCTCCACAAGTTTTCGTTCAATCTGTTTTTCGTTCATATTTGCCTCCATGCGACACAGGAACACAAAATCACAACTGCCCCCTTATATTTACTATCGCGGGTGCGCGCTCACAGGTTTTCATTACTGACCCTTATAAAAAGCGTTTTGAATATAAGGGAAACAGTTGTGTTGTGTGTGTCTCGCTTACATGATTTTCTGGTAAAGCCGCTGCCTGCCGTATATGGGCTGACGCCGGATCACAGCAGTCCGCTCCCAGCCTGGAATCTGCGCCATCATCGCCGCAATCCCATAGCTGTCGGAAGGCTTCAGCTCCTGCAGGCTCTTTCCGAAGCACTCGCACCATATCTCCGCATTGCTGACCTCGGTACGGATGGCTTTCCCGTCATGCTCCGGTCTGCCAAACTCCGTACCCGTGAGGAAGTTCCTGCGGGCAAAAAGATCCATTTCCACCCAGTCGTCCGGCAGATCGGTATTTAAGTATTCCTCGATCATGCCGACGCGCTCGTCCGTCTCCATAGCCCCGCGCTGCGCTTCTTCTGCTTCTTCGAGAATGTCTCCCTCCAGATACAGCTTTTCGCCGGACTTCCAGATCTCCTTTGCCTCCGCCCAGAACTGCTGCCGGAACTGTTCATCGAAATCCCAGGTCTTCTTCTGCTTTTTCTGATGCACCTTGATGATCCAAAAGCGGCGGTTGCCCGTGATGTCACGCAGATACCCTCTCTCACCGTTGACTGTAGCGATGATGATGCACTGTCTCGGATGCGATTCCACCACCTTGCCATAAGAGGGACGGTATTTGTCATCCGAAGTGGACAGGAATGCCTTGACCTTCTCAATGTCTGCCTTCTTCATCCCGGCAAGCTCCCCAATCTCCACCACCCAGAAACCCTGCAGCTTCTCTGCGCCGGATTTGTCATCCATGTCGGTAAGGGACAGTGTTTCGGAGTAATAATCCGGCGTGACCAGGTCCTTTACGATGGTGCTTTTTCCGATACCCTGGTCGCCGTCCAGCACGGGAACGCAGTCAAACTTCGTGCCGGGGACATAGACACGTGCTATCGCCGCAGCAAAGGTCTTCCGTGTGACCGTGCGCACATATTCAGTGTCATCCGCTTTCAGATACCGGATAAACAGATCCTCCACCCGTTCAATGCCGTCCCACACGGGAAGACTGTCTAGGTAATCGCGGATAGGATGGAAATGCCTGTCATCGGCGGTCTTGGTAAATGCCACATCGTGGTTCCGGCTGGAGAACGGCAGATAGCGGATATCGATCACAGACTTCAGCTGTGCCGTATCCGCATCCCGCCAGAAAGCGTTGCCCTTCGGCCGATCCCAGGGCAACGGTCCTGTCACCTGGATGCGGTTTGCCATCTCGTTATAGGCAAAGTTCTGGAAATCAGGATCATTGGCAAGAATGAGATTCAAGTTATAGACACTGTTTTCCAGAAGACTCGTCCTCGGCTGGAACTTGAGGCGTTTCTTCCAGTCATCATCCCCGATGGCAGTAAAATCTGCCTCAGCTCCGGCAAGGCGTTCATTCGCTGCAAGGAGTCTCACATCATCCACCTGCATGGCAAAATCGCACATTGCCTGAAAGGACGCCTTGTCATCCATGTCGCTGAATTTATGGATACGGACGATATCAAAGGCATTGCAGAGTCTGAGGTACGCCGGGTCTTTCGCGTGGTGGGAATACACGAACTTGTCATCCTTGATCTCCACGCCCGCCATACTGCTCGACTCAATCAGGTGATAGCGGTTCTCGTTGTCAGTTGGCTCATAGACATCCGAAAGAAAATTATCCAAGGCTTTTGAAACAGGGAAGAAGACCCTGTTGAAGAGCCCGACTGTACCTTCCTTTTCAAGCGGGTCCTGGACCTTCTGCTGTGAAATCTGGTTGGCTTTGCTTTCACGGGAGGATGTTGGCAGTCTTGTTGGGTCCGTCCACTCTGGGTGCGCCGACAGGATATCGTCCGGATCGAGCCAGTCCTTCTCCACTTCCTTATATACAAATACGCCGTTCTGAGGAGAGGACGGCCAGTACATCAGCTGATTGGGCTGATAGGAGCATTCATCAAAATAGTCGATACCAAGCATTTGCGCCAGATATCGGGACACTGCCACGAACTCCTCTGCCGTGATATTCCTTGTGAGCGGAAAGATCAGGCGTACCCTCGGGTTATCCGCTGTATGACTGTGTGTTGTATAAAGGAAAGATGTATAGGGAGCATTTCTTTCATAGTTATCAAGGAATGCAGTATCAATACGGTCCCCGTCCAGCGCAATCATGGAACGGGACTCAACCGTATCTACCTTTCTGCGGCCGCCGACCAAGATGCCGCCGACAAAACCACCGTGGTCTTTGGCAGCATCCCTCTGGGCTTTACTCATTTTTGCGTATTCTTCAGCCGACTCTGTTGTGCGGATCGTAACTTTGAGACGCTCTTTTAAATCTGTATATTTCGTGGTCTTATTGACCCATTTCTTTGCCTGGCGGTTATTCCCGTAGGCTATTACCAAATCCCGCATTATCTGAACCTCCTTACCTTGGGAGTCTCACCATGTTCAAACCTTGCCTGCCTTGCTAAGCGATAGGCATGTTCCGTTGCTGCCGCGTTCATACTCCAAAGATAGTTGCAGTCATCGCCGAACAGATTAAAAACACCATGTTTGTCTACACCGGGATATGCCCCAAAATAATCGCCATCGACCGTCTCGAAGTTATAAAAGTTTGGCCAGTTATGATGGTCACGATAGGCTGCGGTCTGCAGGCAGTCCAATATCTCGTCCATACTATCACCAGCGGGAATATTTCCAACTACCAAAACCGCTGTCTGCGAAACACCCCATCCGTTATTCTCCGGATATCCTGCTGCATAGAAACGGTTTATCTTTTCCCCATCGACATCGTTCATCTGACCCTTAACTTCAACGTAGATATCGCAGTTCTTTTCAAAATACCCATGATTTACAGTTACGCCGTGAAGCAGAAAATCCGGCAGATAGTAAAGTCCATTACCCAAGTCGTAACCTTCAGGCTCATACTCCCAGTCCACACCACACGCATCAAAGAACACAGCCCATCTTGCTTCCAGTCTGGATCGAAAGAGGTATCCTTTATATTCCGTTTGGATTGCTTTAATCTCACTCATGCTCGGACACCTCCTCCAAGTTGCTGCTAAAATAACGGATCGGCTGTCTGCGCTTCTTTGCAATTTCTATCTCAACAGCCATACCTTCTGAAATACGGTCTCCAAACACCCAAAGTTCGTCGCATTTCCCAAGAAGGATCACGTCCATGAACATTGCAAGCTCACGCTCGGCTGGATCATCGTCATTCATGAAAAGCGGAAACATAAGGTGCGGTGCCAGCGGGATCTGCCCTTTTTCCAGGGCGAATTTACAAAACTGTCTTGCTCTCTCCGTATTGCTGGGTATATCACCAGACAGCGGGCTGCAGATATAGACAAGCGGTCTGTATGTCCGGTTTTTCGGTTTATTTGACATATCAACTGCCTCCTTATAAAAAATTTGCCGAGGTTGAGCCTCTAAGAGGTAGCCCCGGCAGACATTTAAATCTGACGGTTCTGCATAAACTTTTTGATTTTCTTTGCCGCACGTTCTAACTTGTGACTGATGTTGCTCGAATCGGCTCCAATCTGGTGGGCATAATCGTTAATGCTTACACCCTCGATACGGATGGCAATGAACATCTCTGCCCAGTCAGCCTTCTTGCCACAGGCTTCTCTGACAAACTGACAGACTGCCTCGTAGCTTTCACGTTCTTCACGACCAAGCTCGTCCTTTCTGAAAATACAATCATCCGCCACTTCATCCATCAGCGGCTCGGAGGTATCAACCTCATCCTCTTCATCGCCCGGCTTCGTCTTGGACTCTCCGTGATGCCGCCAAAATTTATGCCAGCAGTTATAATCAGGACGATTGAACTGCTTCTCCCATTCCTCCTGGATCAGCTTTTCTCGCTCATCCTGCGATAATCCCTCGCCTTCAAGTGAGAGGGATACCCACAGTTCCTCCGTTGTTTCTGCGTCCAGCGTAATTGTCTGGTACTCGTTCTCATAACGAATCTTCAGTTTCATGTCTGCGTTCCTTTCCGTCCTCGACCACGAACGATGGAACGCAGAAAGAGCCTGTGGTGAAGATGTCCACAGACTCCTGAAAATCCGAAAATGGACGCAGAAATCTAACGGTGGGTGCATCTTCGTTTCCGGAGCGGTCTTTATCACCGCTGCCTGAACTCTCTATGCATCCCATCGTCCTGATGGCCATCTCGGACAATTGAGATTAATTTTATTTGAACAGCCTCTGTTGTTCGTGATTTTATTGTAGCTGAATTGATTTCAAATCACTCGGACATGTGATGTCCTGCTTTCAGCTTCACAACAACAAAAAAAAGAGCCACGAACAACGGATTTTTCCGCCGTTCATGACTCTATTTTAGTTTATTAGAGGTTGCCCTTACATTGAGTAACCCGTCTTAAAAACTTTATTCCGTTTTAACAAATTGCTCCAATCCCAAGGATTTCATTCTTTCGGCATCGGCATCTGGACAAACTTCATAGAACTGTTGATAGGTTAGTGTATCAGTACTTTTGTCAACGAAATATATTAACAAAAAGTCCCTGCAGTATTTCTCGCTAACATACACTTCAAAATCAACTCTCATGCCTCTACCGATAACATCATCATCCTTTTCATAAAATTCATTAATCTGTCTTGCAATCTCTTCTGCAATACAATCCTCAATATCTCTTCTATCTACAAGAAATTCTCGGAACATATCTAACACATTGACACCTTCAGGCCACATATGAAAATTTATCATTCTTTTTGCTTTGCCCTTTAAATTATAAACCACTTTTTCGGCAAAACGATAACCTATACTCATTGCTAAGTCTCTACTCATTATAGTGCGGGCTGCAAAATGGCATATAGCTGAATTTACAAATTCCAGGTCATCCAGATTTCTGTATGAATAGATAATGCTCTTTATTCCATAGATTGTTGTTTCAATCTCACGTTTCTTCTGAATCAAATCAAATGCCCCAAAATTAATAGCTGTGCGATTTTCTAACTTTTTTATCCACGCTTGTAACACAACCGCATCTGCTTTTTCAGGATTCTTTACCGCTGTCATTAAAGAACGATATTTGTTGTTATAGCCAAAATAATCGTTTGAAATCTTATCACCATTCTTTTTGTTGTCGATGAGTTCCTGCATAATTATTACAAGCATATCTAAAGGAATACCCTTACTAAAATCAGCGCCTTTATATTTTTCTATCCATGAGGCCACAATTTTCGATTTATCTACAGCATACAAGTAATGTTTGATATCGTCATCATCAATGTTTTTACCGTAGGCTATAAAATATAACACAAGTTCCGCACCGGGATCCTTGTTCTTATCTTGTAAACGCTCTCCGATTAAGGATAAAAATTCCCATTTTGCTTCGCACTTTTCATATTTTTTGAAATGTTCAACATACTCAGCATCTGGAGAGGGAGTAAGGCATATTTCATAGTTAATACGAATTCTATCATGCTCATTGCATAATAACCTATGGCACGCCAAAAGGTTAAAGAAGGCGGGCATAACCTTTTCTGGTTGAGACAAATGAATAACATCGTGGTTTTTAAGTTTATCCAACACCTTTTCCCTCAAAAATCGATTTATTCTCTCTAATTCCTTAAGAGCTTCCTCCGGCTGCTCCAAGGATCTATCATTGATAACATAATCAAAAACCTTGTCTGTAATATACTCCCAATATCCATTTATCTGTTCCAATCGATGTTCTCGTTCTTCTGCATCACTTGCCATCTTTCTAATATTCGAATACAATTCTCCAAAACATTCCCCATATACACTATGCGGAGTATACTCACTTGATATATTTGAAAGGCGAGGTTTTGCCAAAATATCCGTAATTTGAATCCTATAATCATCAGAAACAGCCTTTGATTTGGGGTCTCCATACTTTTCAATGTAATACAACAGTTTTAGAATTTTGAACATATCGAATCGTTCTGCAACATCAGTTCCGGCAATACCACATATGTCAAAACCCAACACTGATTTCAATTTGTCCACCAATCCCGATCCATCCTTATTAGTAAATTTATCCCTAATCGTATCCTCATCAATGAATTTACCAGGATGTGAATTTTCGAACTCATAAACCAAATCCATATATAAAGAGTGCCATGAAACAGAACAACCTTCAGTATATTTCTTATCAACATCAAATTTTCCCATCTCGCACCTCTCTATAGAAACATAACCGGACATGGGATGTCCGGCTACAAGAAAAAATATTTTAAAAATATTATGAAACCCTATTCTGACGTCCTAAAGGTTTCAATCCTTGAGCCGTTAACATTTCATTACAATCGTAAATCGACATATGATAGCAAGAGTTTAGCAAAAACTGATACATGATATGCTGTTCTGTCATCATGAAACTCTTCCCAGATGCTTTTAACAAACAAGAACTCAATACCGGCGGTAACTTCATCCCAATACACAACTGCATTACCGTTTCAATCGTTACATTATCCGGCTCTGTGTTCCGTAAACGTTGAATCGTTTTTTCACTCATATCTGCAGCTTCAGCTAATTCTTCCTCAGTCATTTCTGCCCATCCTATAAGCGCATCCAACGAACCTGAAAAATTCATAGGAAGTTTTTTTGCAATTGACAATACATCGGCATTGTACTCCTTTATCATCTGTACTTGATTTTTCGCAGTCTTATTCTTTTCAGAATAATGCGCCTCAAACGTAATATCAGATGACTTATCCCTATTAAGGAAACACTCCGTATGGTAATGTTCCGTTACAGATGTCTTGATTTTAAGTTCAAATACCAGACAGCATTCATCCATATGATTTCTGGCATAATGGGTGAGTGCCATATTCCCGTATTCGTCCGTTTCCAGGTAAAGCGAAGTGTTTAGGACAAAATGAGAGTCGACAAAAACATATTCGTTATCCGCCAGGATTGCTACCAGTTCTGGATTGAATTTAGATTCAACAATGGCATCACGAACGGAAATAGAAAATGTCTTATTGCTGTCAAGGTATCCCTTTGGTGCTTTATGGGGTTTTACATAATGATCATCAACATAGATAAATGCTCCGGAAGCCTCATCATGCCCTGCATCCAACATCCGTATCTTCGCAGCAAGCCTTGATACCCCAAAGGCAAGAACCAATCCGTCAATAATAGGCTCTATAATATCAATCATATCATAGGCTTTCATCTCTCTGCGGTATTTGCTGACAAGTTGGTCGGCCTTCTTTTTAAACATGGCCAATGGCATCTGGATCCGTGGAGCCAGTGCATTAGCCTGCCATTCCATCCATTCAACAGCATCTCTCTTGTTTCCAGCGATACCACCGACAACACGGCATCCGATATTCGACAGTTCCTTATCATATAGCCTTGCCAGTGCAAAGGCTTTCTTATGCTTATCCCAATGCACGCATTCATGAACAATCGTATTATTAACGGCACCAAGCACCATCAAAAATGCAGCTCTTCTATCTACCAGAATTGTTTTTTTAGGAATCATAACCTTATACATGTTGTCAGACTCCGCATCGTAAAGTTCTGTTTCGCAATCATAGAAAAAACTGCGGCCAAAAATCGAACCATCTCTCGTGATGTTTTCGTACCTCACTGTCAGATTCATAGTGTTTGCAAGTTCAACAGGATCAACCCAGCAAGGCTCTAAAAGCGCTTTTTTGTAATGTCGGCGGAGAAAATCCTCCGCAATCTCGTCCAACTGCTCATTGCCGAATACCGGCACAAGGGAATCATCTAATGGCTTTTTATCCCGGTTCTTACCGTTATAAGCGGAAATCTCAAAGATGGTCGTGTCTTCAAGTTCCTTGTCGAGGTCGCCCTCACAGCGGAGCATCAGCCAGATTGTTTTCTCCTCGTAATCATCGTAATGATGGTCTGCCTCTGGAATAATAAGGTTCAAGGACACCGCCACATCAAACTGAATACGCATGCCAGGTCTGTCGAAAACCCAGACATGTTCCACCTTCACATCGTCAATTTCCGGTTCGCCGGGTCTATGCAGTTTGTAAAAATCATAATCATCTGAGTCCCAATTTTGCTGTAGATATTCTTCTGCCGCAGCCCAGAACTGATTGCTGAAAATGTTTGAAACATATTCGGTAAACGAGCGGGTATCTGGCATTTGTTGTCCTCCCTCAAAGATTAGTTTGGCCTGTTAATAATCTTTCCGTTTTCAACTGCATTTTCTGGCTGCCACCATATTGCATTCAAGTGCCTACTAACGCGATTATACAAATCCACGATTAAATCGGTATTTATATCAAATGGTGCTAAATTTTCTCTTTTTCGTCTTTCTCGATCAGCGTTTTTGGCCCTGCAAAGAATATATACTTCGTCAATGTCAGTCAATTCAGGAGCCGCATCAGACATTTTCATATACTCAGCAGCTACAATATAAATACAATAAGGCATCGCTGCTTTTAGTCTGCTTGCGGTTGCTGCACAAGCATCCAGCATATTTCTTTCCAGATATGTTTTACATTCGATTGCAACTGCCGGAATAACCGTAGTTGTCGTTCCTATCTCACCATCAGCCGTAACCTGTATCTCAACATTTGCACCTAAAACAAAATCTTGATCTTTTGTATGAATATAAGCATTCGGTCTGTTAAACAATTCCGAAAATGAACTCGGTGTAAAACTTAGACTTACATAAGAATTTCCTTTTCCGACAAAAAGGTTCTCATGTTCAATATTCATCATATCAACTTTCTTCTGAAAAAGAAGATAAAAAAACTCCTCCATGATGGTGTAGCCCAGTGCAACCTGACCATTATTATCCAGAGAGTCAAATACTGGAACTGCTATTTTTCTATATTCGTTAAGCGCATCAACGAAGCTATCAATTCCATCTTCCTCCAATGAATCAATGGCATCCACGGTATTACGATAGTGCTCATATGCCTGCATCAATCCATTGAATATATTTCGCTTATTCCCTTTTTGCTTGCCCGTATAATCTCGTAAATTTTTCCCGTGAATATGTTTGTTGTCGATAATCTCCATATTCAAATCCTCCCTATCAACTTTCCATTTTGCATACGTGTCAACAAATCGTCATTAATAGAGCAAACAGCGTTGATGTTATCAATCAAGGCTTCGGTTATCTCACAAATTAGTGAAACATCTATTGGATTTCTCAAATCAGGAGCCCTTCTAATAACTCCTCGTTTTTGTTTTCGGAGTATGTATATCTCATCAATTCCAGATGAGGCATAATTCGACTTTTTGACATTAAAATCAGAACATTCGGTAATTACGAAATATTGGCAATTCGGAAAAGTTTTTTTCATCTCTGCAACAGAGTGTTCTATACCTGACAACATATTTTTATCCAGATTTGTTTTGCACTCTATTGCAAGCAAAGGAATAGGAAATTCTGTCGTCTGTTCATTCAACGAAAGTTTACAAGGTTCTACTACAGCTACATCGACTCGTTTGTTTTTGAATCGCATTTCACCGCCACCAACTATATCAAAAATACACTCTATAGTAAGGTCTTTCTGAGCTGATACCTCCAAATTTAGCCCTGTGGATTGAATAACATGATTAAATATAAGACACAGCATTTCAGGAATAATACTTGATGTAAAATCAGCTTGATGTGAGAAAGGATTATTTGCCGGAGGCCAAAAATAGTCCATGTACTGATTTACTCTCTCAACTATCAATCCAATATAAGAAGCGACATCTGTTTCCTCAAATGGAATTTGCCTTATGTCCAAATACAGTGCAAGTATCTCTTCGTACATATCCATCCGATCAATTTGCCGCTTTCTAAACTGATGGACGAGATTGTTCCCATGCGGAACGGCTTCTCTTGGTAACCCTTGAGTAATATTTAGGTCGTTGACTGTAGTTATCATCTCATCGTAATTCACTCTTGCTCCTCCTTTCGCATTATGGCTTTTGCTATTCCCTCTGCCATTCGAGGCGGAACCGCATTACCAATCTGATTGTATTGTGACAATCCAATCTCATCGAGTCGGTTTTCTCTTATGAGAAGAGATTTACTCATAAGGGTTCTAGGACCACAGAAAACAAAATAATCTGGGAAACTTTGTAGTCTTGCACCTTCCCGAGCAGTTAGGTTTCTGTTTAAATACGGATGGACAAAAGTTGATTGAAATGAAGCAGTAACAATAAAACTCACTCTATTAGGGTGAAGCCTTTGATTATTTGTTTTATACCGTTTCTTTACATCAAGTTCATTGCCATTTCTTTGACGTTGTCCAAGTTCAGACGGAGCATCCAAAAGGCTACCCCCTTGTGGGATACTTGCAAAACGCTCTATCAAACGCTGAGTATGTTTCATCGCTACATGATTTGCCACTCCTTTGGAGCCAATTCGCAAATATTCCTGATATGCGCTTTTAGGCTCGCATGGATAGGGGACAAACTCATTGACGCCTTCTCCCGCATGAATTTCGGGAAGGTCACCAAAAACCTCCTCAACCTTTATCCAGTTTTCCTCTCCCATATAATCCCCAACGATATTCTCAGGAAGTAATGTTTCATTTTGCACTGAAATAACGACAACTCTTTCTCTAAACTGCGGAACGCCAAAGTCAGCCGCCTGCAACACATAAACTTTGCTTATATATCCTATATTAGATAGGGCTTCTATATAAACATTCATCGCTTTTTGAGAAGAATTCATTTTCCCACTCAAAATGCCTTTTACATTTTCTAACACGCAGAATTTCGGTCGGAGCACTTTAATAAATCTAAAGAACTCCATTATGAGTGTATTGCGCTTATCTATAATTCCATATTGTGTAGGTCCTGCTACAGAGAACCCTTGGCATGGGGGACCGCCAGCAATAATATCAACTCCAGAAAATAAGTCCTGTATCTCTTCGTCTGAAAATGAGTAAACATCCCTGGCATATAGCGGAATTTCGGGAAAGTTGAATTTAAATGTTTCTGCAGCAAATCTATCAATTTCAATTGCTCCTATAGATTTTATGCCAGCAAGTTTAAACCCAAGCGTCATTCCACCGGCACCTGAAAAAATATCCAATGAGGTCATTTCTTTTTCCCCTCCGTTAACAGGTATTTACATATCTCCGCCAGATGATGTGCCATCAGTGGCGGAACAGCATTGCCTACCTGATTAAATTGATCCAAATGCAGTTCTTCATAAATTCCTTTTTTTGCTAAAAGTTTCTTGCTCAATGTGGTTTTCTTCCCCATAAACACAAAGTTGTCTGGAAAAGTTTGAATTCTTGCAGCTTCTCTCACAGTCAAGTTTCGCGGTTGTGATGGATGGATAAAGCTGGAATAAAATGATGCAGTAATAGTAGGGGATACTTTATTTACATCAATCACCCTATGATTTTGTCCATAAGTAGCAGTACTGATTTGATCCGTATGACTCCTAACTCTTGGCTTCAAATCATCTGGTAAAGGCATATCGTTTTGAGCAAGTATGAATTCGAACTTCTGTACTGTCTTATCAGTATGTTGCATAGGAATATGATTGCATAATTCTGTGCAATCACCCCTTAAATGCTTTTGATAAACATTCTTTGGTGCAGTTGTATATTTAAGTACGGTTCCTTCTGCAAATTCGCGTGCCCTTACATATGGCAAATCAGAAACTGCCTCGTTAAAGGTAATTTCTGGTCGAATAAACTGACTCATCAAATCCTCAAGGTTAATATGCTTGATTCCCAGGTCTTGCCTGAATGCCAAGAAAAAGAACCGTTTTCTGTCCTGCGGAATTCCATAATTTCTACAGTTCAGAATCTTATAATCATAAACATAATTATGTTCATCAAAGAATTCTAATATATCTTCAATTATTTTTGTTCCATCTGGCAATCTATATCCTACAATTTCTTTAACATTCTCAATCAACACAACCTTTGGGTTAATTAGTTCAACCACTCGAAGGAAATGTTGATACAGGGTATTTCTCGAATCGTCCTTCTTCCTGCGATTACTTGCTGCAATAGAAAAGCCTTGGCAAGGAGGTCCCCCCATAACAATGTCCACCACTCCAGTATATTTACTCCAAAAGTCATTCTCCAGCTGTGTAATATCTGCCTCCATGACATTTTGGTTTATATGGTTTCTTTTGTATGTTTCAACGGCCCACGCATCTTTTTCGATAGCGAGCTGTATATCACATCCCGCCTCCTCAAATCCATATGAAAGACCTCCTGCACCGCTAAACAAATCTATAACTTGTAATCCTTCCAT